ATACAACCAGATGAGTTATGATGGAGCTTATTAACTATTTTTTTAATATATATACAGGAGCAACTGGTTTTTGTAAAAAGAATATTAATTCTAATAGTCTTTCTACTAGTTTACTAGAAACTATTATGAAACTTTTCTGAAGATACTGTATTTCTCTTTGTTTAAGATTATGTATAAACATAGCCATCTTGATGCAGTATTTTGGATTAACGAAACCTACATTTGTAGTATCAAAAATAAATATAAAATTTTGTTTTTGATTGTACAAATCTATCCAACCAGCTAGGAAACTGTCAAAATCTTCGTTGTTTTCTATTGTATTACTGAATTTTACTCTAACGTAAGGAAATTCATCATAATTATATTCAGCAAACATTATTAGTGACGTACATTATTTTTTTTTCAAAATATACATGCATCTATGTATGTCTTTTGTAAAATCATCTTTTCTTTTAATGTTATATTGTTTTATTAATTTTAAATTATAAAATTTAAACAAAGTTTTCCATTCTTCGTCACTTCTGAACATTCCTCCTGGCTGATGTTCGAAATTTCTTGTATGCCATCTCATATCATAATTTAGTTCTGATAAATCTTCACCTATTATTACATATTTACTTGTAATATTTGCTATTTGATTCAATAAATATAAAGTATTATGAGCAGCATGATGTAATACAAAATTTACAATAACTAGATCAAACTCATTTTTCTTGTAAGGTAGATTTCTTCCATCATAACTTGCACAATAGTCTGCTTTATTGTATCCACCTGTTCCTGTTTGTTGTGATTGATGTAAATCAATACAATAATACTTGTAATTATTTTTATCGCAAAAATCATTAAATTGTTTTCCTCCTATATCTAATATTTTACTTCCCTTTTTTAGTTTTAAGTCTAATATCAATTCTTTTGTTTTTTCTATTCTATCTTTATAATTAACAGAATTAAAAGTTATAATGTTGTTTGGATCTATTTCATTTGAAAAACTTTCTCTTTTTGATAAATATAAAATAATAAGTAAAACAATTAATAATATTTTTATCATTATTTATTAACAATATTTTTTTTATCCTTTATCAATAAGTGTATATTCTTTATCTTCTATTTCTTCTAAGACAATTACTTTGTCTGGAGGAGTTTGTCCCCTAGACCATTCATACCAACTATATGTATACTTGGCAGCAGCAGCAGTGTTTGATACGACTTGGTATCCTTGTACAGCTGTTTTCACGTACCCATATAAAGCGATTGCTCCAACAGCAGCGCTATAGTATTCCATTAATAGTGACGTACATAAAAAAATGGATATTTAATAAATAATAATGAGTTGTTTAATTTCATTATGTTGTTTTAGAAATGCTGATATGAAAACTCCATTGTTTAGTCTTAAAGGAACATCTAGACGTGCTAAAATAGTAAAAGTTTATGATGGAGACACAGTACATGCTGTTTTTTATTTTGGTTCAAAATTATATCGTTGGAAATGTCGTCTTACAGGTATAGATACCCCAGAAATAAAAACTAAGTGTCAGGGAGAGTACCAAGCAGCTATTATGGCTAGAGATAAACTAAGGGAATTAGTATTGAACAAATTAGTAACAATTAAATGTGACAAATTTGATAAATACGGTAGATTATTAATAACGATTCATAAATCTGGTGTTAATATCAATAAATTTATGGTACGTCAAAATTACGCTTATGAATATGATGGAGGGACTAAAAAGAAATTTGAATTAAATATTTAACATTTTTTACCACTTACGAAATAATATATTAAATAAGCAGGAGCAACTAAAAGTCTTAAAAATACTTCCCTAGTTTGTTTAGTTATATCTGAAGTATTCTTTGTACATTTTAAAGCAATTTTTAATGCATAATATATAATTATTAAATCAATAATAATAATTACAACTTTAAAAAGAATGTCTTCTGTTTCCACATATTTTTCTTTGTCACCAGAAAATTTTTCTTGTTTTCCAAACAGATAACTTAAATACATAATACTTTAACAAAATATTTTTATTTTTTCCTTTTTCTATACTTTGCAGTTTTCTTTGCTATTTTTTTAGGTTGACGTACGAATTGTTTTCCCTTTTTAATACCTTTTCTCTTAGCAGCAGTTGTTCTTTTGTATTCCTTTTTAGTCAAAGCTTCTCTTGCTTTCCTAGGTAGATAACGCTCTCCTGTAGCTTTTTTACCTTGTATACTATTTTTACCTGAACGAGTTCCCCAATCTTCTTTAGTCCATTTATGAAGATCTGTTTTTTTACGAGTATTACCTTTATACTTTCCTCCCTTTTTCTTGTATTCTTGAACAGCCAATTGAGCTTTTCTTGCACTCCATTGTCCTGGTTTACCTCCTTTATTACTTTTATGATACTTTTGTTGAATACGTCTCCATAGCTTTTCATTAGTCCTTATGGCTACTTTTTTACCAAAACTCATTTTTCTTTTACAATACTGTTTTTGTGAAAATCCTTTAGGACGTTTACAATTTATAGAACGTTTATATTTCAGTGACCATTTTCTTTTTTTTCCATAACTACTTGGTGTAGGTTTTTTATTTAAACCTAGTAAACTCAATAAAATTGAAATTCCTAGTAATCCCATTTTATTAAATACCAACATTTTATTTTTTTCTTTTTCTAATTTTCTTACGTCTTTTTATTTTTTTTTTTCTAATTTTCTTACGTCTTTTTCCAAAACCTTCTCGTGAGAAATTTTCTTGAACTTTATTGAATTCTTTTAAACCTTCAAGAGCTTCCGTTTCATCTTCTACAGTTTTTGTATTTTCAGAACCATCTGGACTATCACTACTATTGTGTTGAGTATAGTAATACGTACCGTCCTGATACAAATGGTAATCTCCATTAATTAAATCATCTTCTACCCAGTCTCCTTTATAAAGTATTCTAGAATCTTCCCCTACAAATTTTGTTTCTACTCCTTTTCCGTGTTTCTTATTTTTTTTGAATTCTCCTATATATTTTCTACCTGAAGACCAATTCATAATTCCCTTTCCTTCTTTATATTGATTGTTCCAATCTCCTTCATACTTTATCCATTTAAAACCGCAATTATAATACATACCTACTCCTTTTCCATGTTTCATACTATCTTTCCATTCTCCGTCGTAAATCAACTTTCGTGTTTTTCCTCCTTGTTCCCATGTCTCTATACATTTACCTTTTCCATGTTTCTTTCCCTGCAACCATTCTCCTGCATACTCATCTCCACTCCAACATTTATAAATTCCTTGTCCATTTTTCTTATCATCTTTCCATTGTCCTTCATACACACTTCCACTTTCATACTTCATTTTCCCTTTCCCATGTTTCTTACCATCTTTCCATTCACCTTCATAAACATCCCGCAAATCTCTATGTTCAATCTTTCCTTTTCCATGTTTCTTACCATCTTTAAATTGTCCATCATAATTATATTTTTTTGTACTTTCTGATCCTTCTCCATGCGGATTATTATCTTTCCATTGTCCATCATAACTATAGTCTTTCCACTCAATATTATATAATCCTTCTCCGTTCTTCATATCATTTTTCCATTGTCCTTCATAAACATATTCTTCGTTATCCTCGTCCATGAATGTCTGTGTTCCGTCTCCATGTCGTTTATCTTCTTTCCAATTACCCTTATATGCACAAAATCTTAATTTTGGCCAGCTGGTCTTATAACCGTAAGGAAACATAGCTGAAATGGATTCTCCACGAGCAACCATTATACCGTTTCCGTGTTTTTTATTATTTACCCATTGTCCTTCATAAACATCACCATTAGTATAAGTCATTTCTCCTTGTCCGTGTTTTTTATTATTTACCCATTGTCCTTCATAAACATCACCATTAGTATAAGTCATTTTTCCTTGTCCGTGTTTTTTTCCATCTTTCATTTGACCAATATAAATATCTCCATCACGGTATCGAAACGTTATATTTTCTGTATTAGCATCACCTGTTCCAGATGTTCCGAATCTTCTTTTTCTCCTTTTGTCTTTCTTACTTTTATTCGATAAATATTTAAAATATTTATTATCTATTATTCTTACTCTATAGTCTGAAGAACCTGTAACAGCGTATTTACCATCTTTAAAATAATTATTGAAATTTTTATTGTTTTTATTGAATTTAACAATTTTAAAATCACCTCCTGATAAACTTAAAAAATTTTCTTCAACAAAACAATAAACTGATAGATTTTTTTTACTATATTTTAATAGTAACCAATCTTTCCAAGTTAATTCTTTGTAAACTTTTTTAGGTGCATTCTGAAACAAAGGTTCTTTTGGAGGTTTTCCGTAACCATCCCAATCTCCATGTGGAGAACTTGGTAATTTTGAATTCAAATTAAGTATTAATTTATTATTCAATCCTTTATTTTTTCCATCAATAAACATGTAAGATGGTATTTTTTCTTTTTCTATTTTTTTTATTTGTTTTTCAAACTGCTTTAAATAATTTTTTCTTTCTTTATTTTCAGAATTAAAGAATGTTTTGAAAATACCACCAAATTTTCTTTTCTTTTTAACTTTCTTCTTATTTTTCTTTTTGACTTTACGTTTACACTGTGCTTTTAGAACTTTAACACTTTTGTACACCCTCTTTTTACCACGTTTGATAGTTAAACGCACTCCGAGTTTTTTACAAAGTGTTCTTAATACTTTTCCGGGTTTACTCATTAGTAGTATACCAAGAAAATTATTTTTTCTTTTTATGATATAATACATCTATATCCATCATTGTATAACATATCTGCTTTTTGTAGATTAAAATCCTCAGGAAATTCAGTTTTTTTGTATTCTTTTCCATCAATTGTAACAGGTCTTGTGTTGTACTTAGATTTGTAAGTACTCCAAATTTTATTTAAATTAGTCTTTCTTAAATCAGTACCTTGTAAATCAGCCCATTTTAACGAAGTATCATTTAATTTAGCCCCTTTTAAATCAGCCCCTTTTAAATCAGCCATCAATAACGAAGTATCATTTAATTTAGCCCCTTTTAAATCAGCCCCTTTTAAATCAGCCCCTGCTAAAACAGCCCCTTTTAAATCAGCCCCTTTTAAATCAGCCTCTCGTAAATCAGCCTTCCATAATTTAGACTTGTGTAAAATAGCTTTGTTTAAATTAGCCCCTTGTAAATTAGCATCTCGTAAATCAGCCCTTTCTAAATGAGCCTCTTGTAAATTAGCTCCTTGTAAATTAGCCCCTCGTAAATTAGCCCCGTTTAACCAAGCCCCTTGTAAATTAGCTTCTTGTAATTTAGCTCCTTGTAAATTAGCTTTTAGTAAAATAGCTTTGTTTAAATTAGCTTCTCGTAAATTAGCTCCTCGTAAATTAGGCTTTCGTAAATTAGCCCTTTCTAAATTAGCTCCTCGTAAATAAGCAGAAGGACCTATAACACTATTTCCCCGTTCTAACATGAGTTTTAGTCTTTTTAAATTTTTTAATCTTCTTTTTTCCTTTTCATCTTTAGTTCCAAACTTTCTCCTTCTTTTAACTTTTTTACGCTTTCTTTTTACTTTCTTTTTCTTTTTAGCACATTGTCTTTTAAGGACAGCAATGCTTTTATACACCCTTTTTTGACCCCGTTTGACAGTTAAACGGATGCCTAACTTTTTGCAAAGGTTTTTCAATACTTTTCCGGGTTTACTCATTAGTAGTATACCAAGAAAATTATTTTTTTGATTTCTTTTTCTTTTTAACCTTACGTCTTTTCTTTTTACCGAAACGACTTTCACTATCAATTAGACCATGAAAAGGATTTCTTTTATTAAATCTTACAGGAAACTGTGTATTATGGTCATATATAGCTCCTTCTAAATTAATCCCTTTTAAATTAACACCTAGTAAATTAGCACCTCGTAAATTAGATTTTTTTAAAGTAGTTTTTCGTAACTTAATACTCGGTAAATATCTACCTGTTAATGTATCCATAATTACACCATTATTTTGTAAATTAGTGTGTCCTAAATTAGCACCTTCTAAGTTAGCCCCGCTTAAATTAACACCTCGTAAATCAGCCCAGGTTAAATTAACACCTCGTAAATCAGCCCCGCTTAAATTAGCCCCTGGTAATTTTTCCTGTTGAAAATTAACACCTCGTAAATTAGCCCCGCTTAAATCAACCATTATTAAATTAGCCCCTCGTAAAGTAGCCCTGAATAAATTAGCCCCTGTTAAATTAGCCCCTCGTAAATTAGCCCCGTTTAACCTAGCCCTTTCTAAATTAGCCCCTTCTAACTTAGCCCTTCTTAAATTAGCCCCTTCTAACTTAGCCCTTCTTAAATTAGCCCCTTCTAAATTAGCCCCTCCTAAATAAGTATATGCTTGATTAGTCCTTTCTAAATTAATAAAAGGAGCTACAACACGCTGATCCATTAGTCTCATTCTATGTATTCTTTCTGAATTAGCGAACGGAGTACTTAATACTGGGCGTTGTCTTATTGATTGGTTTATTTCTCTAGGGAGAGTATTATGACTCAACATCAACATTTTTTCATCCAATTCATCTGGTACCCCTAATATTTTAAATAATTCTTTTGTTGTGTCACGTGATTCCAAAGCTCCTTGAGTTCCAAATCTTCTCTTTCTTTTAACTTTCTTTTTCTTTTTAACTTTCTTATTTTTCTTTTTATTAGCACACTGCGCTTTGAGAACTTTAACACTTTTGTATACCCTCTTGTTACCCCGTTTTACAGTCAAACGCACTCCGAGTTTTTTACACATCGCTTTCAATACTTTTCCGGGTTTACTCATTAATAGTATACCAAGAAAATTATTTTTATGATATAATACATCTATGCATAAAACTATTAGTATCTATCATACTTCTTTCTTGTAGATGAAACTCCCTAGGGAATTTAGTTTTTCCGTATTCTTTTCCATCAATTGTAACAGGTTTTGTATTGTATTTAGCCCCTAGTAAATTAGCCCATTTAAAACTAGTCTCTCTTAAATCAGCACCTTGTAAATCAGACTTTATTAAAAAAGACTCTTGTAAATTAGCCCCTCGTAAATTAGCCCCTTTTAAATCAGCGTTGTGTAACTCAACACTGTATAAATCAGCCCCTCGTAAATTAGCCCCTTGTAAATCAGTATTGTGTAACTTAGCTAATATTAAATTAGCCCCTCGTAAATTAGCCCCTTGTAAATTAGCCCCTTGTAAATTAGCCCCTTCAAGATCAGCCCCTTGTAAATTAGCCCCTCGTAAATTAGCCTCTTCTAAATTAGTCCATTGTAAATCAGTCCCTTGTAAATTAATAAAAGGAGCTACAACACGCTGTTCCTGTTGTAGCATTTGTGTTATTCTTTGTAAATTCTGGTGGGGAGTTTTTAATCTAAAATGTTTTAATTCTCTTTTTCTTGATGCCTTATAAACTGGTCTTCTTATTTCTTCAGGGTATCCCTTTTTTTTTAATTCAGAATAACTAGCATGTTCAGATAATTTCATTGCTGCTAGGTCTTTTAAAGAAAGAACTCCAAACTTTCTTTTTCTTCCAAACTTTCTTCTTCTTTTAACTTTCTTTTTCTTTTTATTAGCACACTGTCTCTTAAGGACTTTAATGCTTTTGTACACCCTCTTTTTACCTCGCTTGACTGTCAAACTCACTCCGAGTTTTTTGCACATGTTTCTCAATGATTTTCCGGGTTTACTCATTAATAGTATACCAAGAAAATTATTTTTTCATAATACAAACTTTACTTCCTTCAACCGCTAGTCTATCCGCTTGAGCATTTCCTAATGAGTGCTCATCTTCTCCGTCAGTGTGTGCTTTAACATAGTGTAAAGTAACATTAGGATATCTTTTACAGTTTTCCCAACCTTTTTTAACAAGTTCAAGATTTTTTATAGGACCTCCTTTTTTTGTCCAACCTTTCTTTTCCCAACTACCTGCCCATTTTGTGAAACAATTTATGGTATAGTTGCTATCTGTATAAATTTTAACACGCTCACCTTTTGATATTTCCTCGTTCAATAATTTATAAGTCTCTAGTATAGCTGTCATTTCTGCTCTATTATTAGTAGGTTTATCTAGATAGGGTAATGAAACATTCCTAGAATCACCTCTTCCAAAATAAATACCTATTCCAGCAACTGCTCCTTGTCTTCCATTCTTAAGACAACTTCCGTCAGTATAAACTTTAATAACTTTGTTAAAATTAACGGAAAATTCAGCTTCTTCTAAAGAAGTAAAAGATTTTACAGTAACATTCTTTTGAGAAAGTATGTGAGGTTCACATTCTTTCCAAGAAGAACAAATAATTGTTTCATTGTTAGCTTTAATTGTATAATATATCATACGTCTTATGAATTTATTTTTTTAAACTCATTTAAAAATTATGATTCATATTATTTATAAAATGAGTTCTGATAGAATTAAACGAGAATGGTGTGCTTTACAAAAAGAACCCGTAGCATATTGTTCAGCGGGACCTGCGGAAGATGATTTGAGACATTGGAAAGGAACTATTGTTGGTCCAGAGAGTAGTCCTTATGAAGGAGGACTCTTTAAATTAAATATTCGTTTTCCTCATGATTATCCTTTTCAACCTCCAAAAATAAATTTTGAAACCAAAATATTTCATCCAAATATTAGTACGTCAGGTGATATATGTCTTGATGTACTGAAAGACCAATGGAGTCCAGCTTTAACTATTTCTAAGATTTTGCTTTCAATTTGCAGTCTTTTAACTGATCCCAATCCAGACGATCCTCTAGTTCCAGAAATTGCTAAAATGTTTAAAGACAACCCTATACAGTATGAAGTTTTAGCAAGGTCATGGACAGAAAAATATGCGTTCAATTAATTTTAATGAGAAAAAAAACTTAAAAAAAAATGATCCTAATAATTAGGAAATGGACGATCTTGGAAAATCTTTTGATGAATATACAGAAAAATATGAAATGTGTTCCGAAACAGAACTAATAGAAGAATTAAATACTCTTTATTTAAAATTTGTACCTAGAGATGCTGGTATGGCTCTTGGTAATTTCTTATCAGAAGGTTTCCAAACGCTTGGAATAGAAAATTTAGAAGACTTTAAACTCAAAGATTTAGAATATCATTATAAAAAAGCATTATACGAAGTTACTACTGCTCATCTTTGTTTTGCTAAGAACAATATGTTAGATAACGAAGATGAACAAAGTATGGACAATAAAATAAAATTTAACAAAATATTTGAAATAATTTACTACCTTGAACAAAGTATTAGAAGTCTAATGCGTATTAAAATAGCCACCGAACCAAGTTACGATAGTTTTATGAATAATGATATTGGTCTATTCCGTTTCGCTCCGATAGATCACACAAAAAATTCACCATTTCAAAATTTAATATTATACTTATTAAATATATTACAAGAAAAAGGTCTACGAAGACAAGAAGACAAATGTATGAAAAGAGTTTTTACTGAAGAAGGTTATGATACACATGCGTGGGAAGTTGCCTTTGACATTAAAAAATTTATTTACGATGTAACACAAAAAGATGTTAATTACCAACAATGGCATAATCTAACAAGTGGAGATAATGCTAAAAAAGCTAGTACTTATCTTACAGAATGTGTAGATGCTCAATTTAGAGATGTAGTTAAAGACCGTCATGTGTTTAGTTTTAAAAATGGAATTTATGTTACTAATCATAATATAGGTACAGAAAAAGAACCTATATACGAAGATAGATGGTACCCTCATATTCCAAAAGAAGAAAATAAACTGTCTAGTCTTGACCTAATTTCAGATGTAACTAGTTGCAAGTTTTTTGATCTTGAATTTAATAATTTTGAAGAAATTAAAGATTGGTACAACATACCTACTCCTAATTTTCAAAAAATTTTAGACTACCAAGAATTTTCAGAAGATGTTTGTAGGTGGATGTACATTTTAGCAGGAAGAATGCTTTTTGAAGTTAACGAATTAGATACATGGCAAATTATGGGATTTTTAAAGGGAAGGGCTAAGAGTGGTAAAAGTACTATAATAAACGAAATTATAAAGAAGGTTTATCATACACTAGATGTAGGTGTACTTTCTAATAACTGTGAAAAGAAGTTTGGTTTAGCTGCTCTAAAAAACAAATTTATTTTCGTAGCTCCTGAAATTAAACAAAATTTTGGTTTAGAACAGTGTGATTTTCAGACTATGATTTCTGGAGAATCTACATCTGTCCCTGAGAAGTACAAAACAGCTACTGCTTATGATTGGAGTGTTCCTGGGATTATGGCAGGAAATAGAACCCCCGAATATGAGGATAACCAAGGTAGTATTTCCAGGCGTTTAATTGTTTTCATTTTCAAAAAAGCAGTTGAAAAAGGTGATACACAATTACCTAAAAAACTAAGTGCAGAGATGGCTTATATTATTAAGAAATGTACTTCGGCTTATTTGGAAGCTGTTAAAAAGTTTGGAAAAGAAGATATTTGGTGTATTCTTCCAAAATACTTTAAGGATACTAAAAAAGATATCGCTGAGAATACTAATGCTTTACAACATTTCTTTGAATCTGGTAAGTTAGAATTCAATCCTGAGAAATGGTCTTTCATGACTACTTTTAAGTCACAGTTTAATCAACATTGCGTTGAGAACAATCTTGGAAAACAAAAGTGGTGTAATGATTTCTACCAGTGTCACTTCGATAGTAGAAAACTAACCGTACACAGAGGAATGAAGAGAAAAGATACTTATTCTGGAAGAAATAAAACAGGTACTTGGATTCAAGGGGTTGAAATAGTACAAGACCTTTTCAATGATGATGATGACTAGTTTTTTTTTAAAAAATATATTGTTAATAATTATAATGTCAACAGAAAATATTCATTTAGCATTGTTAAATTCATTAGATAAACCTGAGACCGTTAAAAAAATGTTAAGAAATCCTAAAATTAGTGTTTCTTATTCTATTAAACAATCAACGGAGGGAAAAACATTAAAAATGGTTACGCCTATTCTTGCTGTATTTTCTCAAATTCTTATGGTTTCACTGTATACAGGATCAGATTTAAAAAAACTTAAATATTTATTGGAATCAGCTAAATTAATGACAAGACACCGTACTTATAAAGAAAGTTTGAAGTATGAGTTTGAGAGTGTTGCTAAAAAAAATATTAATGGTACTCTTCAGTATTTAGGTACAAAAAACGGTGAAACATATAAATCCTTAATGGAATCAGGATTTACATTAAAAAGTTTTGCCAATAATACTAAATTAACAAATGCTTTAATAGAAGAACAAGCTTTTGGGTTTGGAAAAAAGTCTGTAGCACAAAAAGAAAGTATGAAAAAAACTTTAAAAGAAGTAAAATCAATATTAAACAAACCAAACTTACCAGCATGGGCAATAATACTATTTATAGTAATTGCATTTTTAATAATAACAGGTGGAGGATTTTATGGAAGAAAAAGATATCTTAGAAGAAGAAGATCTCTTAGAAATTATAAAAAAAATATGGAAAATTATATGAAAAAGTTAAATAAAAGAAAATTTATAAGTTCATCACAGTATGTTGCTGAATTAAAAGGTAAGTATTGATTAATGAATATCTTTAAAAATTATATTACAATTTTTTTTAAAATTATAATATTGTTTTTTATTAATGATTCAAAAAGCTGCATATTTCCCAATAGGAACGATAAGAAAAATAAAAGGAAAGGAAAAAATAGTGAAACTCGTACAAACTAAAGGGAAACAGCCATACCATAAATGGGTTAATATGACTAAAGATATTATAAAAGTAGATTATAATGCTAAAAAGGTTAATAAACTTGCTACTAAAATCAAAAAACTTGTTAAATAATGCGTTTTCTATTTTAAATTTAGTTATGGGTTATTATTATATGTCAGACGTAGAAGTAATACCCCAAACAGTACAATCTCATAGACATCATAGAAGTAGTAGAAGAAGCAAATCAAAACCTGAAACAAAAGTAGTAACTAAAAAAACCGGTGGAGGATTAGGATTAGGATTCTTTTTATCAGTAGGTTCAATTGTTGGTCTAGTTATTTTAGGAATTTTCATGATGAATGAAATATGGAGTATCAAAAAAACAAATAAAGGAATAGTACAAATCAAAACTAATTTAATGTCAATACAACAAAAAGTAATAGAACAAGAAATGAATTTTTCAAAACTTATCCATAGTTTAACAAGGCCTAAAAAACAAGAAGTTGTGGAAGAGAAACAAGAAATTGTTAAATCAGAAGAAGAAGAAGATAGTGAAGAAGAAGATGATGACGAAGAAGATTAAATTTATTATTACTAATTAATAATCCTCAAAAAAAAAATAATGAGTATTACTAATGAGTAACTATAGTCCATCAAACGGAGCACAAACTTTCACTAGTTTTGCACCATCAAGTGATTTATATTCACTATTAATGAAAGAACTTAATATGGATGGTAATGAATTAAGAAAACTTTTACAAACTCCAGCAGGAACTGAGATAGTTAGAAAAAAAGCTCAACAACAAATAGACATAGCTCTTAAAAAAGAACACGTTAAAAATAAACCATGTACTGGTAATGAATCTGAGTGTGATGAGGGTCAAATTTGTGGAACTTTTAAACCACAAAGTGTAAGTGGTGGGACAGATTATTATGGACTAAGGTGTCAAAATGCTATTTTTCCCGAATTGAATTTTTCAAAACATGTTACAAAAAGTTTTCCGGTAAGACCTCCAGAATTTAAATGTCTTAAAGATGAAGACTGTAAAATTAAATTTGACAAATGGGGTAAAACTAACGTCCCAGTAGTTTATGATGGGAGTACTAGTAGTAGTATAACCAATAATATGGGTTGTAATTACAATTGGTCTAAAAGTAAAGAAAAACAACCTTATGGAAAATGTCAAATGACTTACGATTGTAATGATAAAAAAGTTTTCTTAAAGAAACCTCCAGAGTGGGATTATTCTATGGAACAACCAATTATTCATTGTGAGGATGATAAAGATTGTGGTTACAAAGATGTTGATGGATGGTCAAGATGTATAGAACATTCTGATGGTAAAAAATATTGTGTATGGCCAGGTCTATGCCCTGACGTAGATAACACAAGTCAAAAAATATTAGAACGTCAAATATCTAATCCTCCTACTTTGATAGCACAACCTCTTGGTTTTGAATAAGAATATTTGAAATATACTCAAAAGCATCTTTTGCTTCTGTTGGTTTTTTATATCCTGTAATAATAATACTACCGGATCTAAAAATCAATATTGAAACTTCACCGTCAATTTTTTTTCTACCTTTTCTTGTAAATTTATCACTTGAATTTACTTTTGTAGTATCTTTGATATACTTAAGATTAATCCCTGGGTATTTATCAGGATTAAAATTATTGTATCTTAGATTCCCACCATTTTCTATTGTACTTCCTTTTAGTAGATTGAATAATTTTCTTTGTTTGATTTTTCTTGATAACTTAAAATCACTATTAATCATACTTATTCTTATGTCTTTTAAAGAATATTGAGAAGGATTCTCAACAAGATTTTTATTATATCTAAAAAAACAATCTAGCTCATTAATCATAATAGCACATGTTTTGATAGTTCTACAACCTACTGTTCTAAAACTTCCATTTGGGAAGACAAACACATTGATTTTACTTTTTTGTTTTTGTATTTTACTTTCATCATCTTCTATAGAAAGAACCATAGAACATTGATTGTAAAAAGCATCATTTAATGCTTTATCTTTAGATTTTTTAGTACCTGCTTTGTATTTGATAATTTGGAATACATCATGTTGTTTGTAATTCTCTTCGAAAGTTTTAACAACATTTTTAATATTAATCTTAGTGTTAATATTAAAACAAACTGTAATAGTAGAAGGTTTTAAACTTGTAGCACTTACAAAATCATTTTCTGGGAATTTTATACTTAGTAAATCATCTTCGAATGATTGCCAATAATCTTGACAAAAACATTCTTCATTTTTTTTTTCGCATAAACTACACTCTGACATTTTATATATAAAGATACCAATTTCTTTATATGGTTTCTTTATATACAAAAATTTGAAAAAAAAAAGTTACGAAACGAAATATTTTTTCTTTTCTCGGTTTAAAAAAGTCGTAATCTGTTTAATAAAAATTGTGGAAAAAGGATTACTTTGTCTTGTAGTTAAGATAAGTTCTGCTGAATCTTCGAAACTTTCTTTACATTTTCTTCTTGAACGATTTGATAAATTTCTGAAGAGAGTTTTAAGGTTAGGATAAAAAACACAATTTAAATTAAGTTCCATATCTAGTTGTGTAGTTCTAGGTATGTCTTCAATTTTATCTCTCATAAGAGATATTATTTCTCTTATTTGGTCACTAATTGTATTTATTGTTTCTTCTCTCATTTTTTTTCTTCTGTAAAAATCAGGATTTTTTTTAAGAGAAACTAGGCTTTTATGTTTTATTTTCATGTTAGCCATAGTAATATCCATAGATTTTAAGTCTTTAGTAGAGTATTCAACCCTAGTCATAGGATCTCTAAAATTTCCACTTACTGTTAGATATTGAACTAAATCTACAAGATTATAATATACACATTTTGTATTTGTTTTAAACATCCAACAGGGATAACTTACAGATTTTAAAGAAATAGGGCATAAATCTGAATACATACCTTTATAAATTCTAAAGGCTTTTTGTATTTTTTTAGAAGCTAATTCTTGTTTAATAGTGTCAAGTAAAACTTTTTTTTTTAATTTATACCACTTGTTTATCTTAAGACTTTTTCCTTTTTTTTTCAAATCGGGTAATTTATAGTCATCCAATTCTTTTAATATATAATTTAGTTTATACATTCCTCCTTAATTAATAATGATATTTTTTCTTTATGTAATTAAATATTTTTAAAATATTTTATTATATTATGAAATTATTTCTCCTAAGGCATGAAGAAAGACCAAAAGAAACTGGATTTTATACAGAATTGACAGAAGGTGGTAAAAAAAAATCTTTAGATAAAATAGAAAAATTAGAAAAGTTAAATATTGATAAAATTTTTTGTAGTCCTTTTATAAGATGTATTCAAACAATAGAACCTTTTTGTTTAAAAAATAATAAATTTATTAATATTGATTGTGCTTTAGGAGAATATCCATATAATGAATCTAAAGAAAGAATGTCACATCCAGTTGATTTCTTAGAAATAATTAATATAGAATATGTTCCTATTTTATCTAATATTCCTTTCTATGAAATTTTAAAAGACCTTCAAGAAAGAGTTAAAAATTTTTGTACTAAACTTTTAATTAGATATTATGATACAAACTTAAATATACTTGTAGTTAGTCATCAAAGTATTCTTAACACTATTGAACATTACGTAACAAATTCAAAAGAAAAATTAGAAATCCACAAAGAATTTCCTATGGGTCAGTTATCGAAGAACGTACTTAAAAAATAATATTAATAATATGTAATGAAAGTTCTATCTATAGATATAGGTATTGTCAATTTTGCTTTCACTTTTTGGGTCTGTGACGAATTGAAGGATTTTGATAATATTGACATAACTAGTTTAAGAAAAGAAAGTGAACAAAAATGTATTGCTGTATATATGAAAAATTTATTTGAAAATATTCCTTATTTTAAATCAGCAGATTTTATTATTATTGAGAGACAACCTTTTTCAGGAATTGTAGCTGTTCAAGAAATTATACTATACCATTATAACAAAAAATGTATTCTTATTTCTCCAATTAAAATGCATAAATATATAGGAATTGACAATCTTGATTATAATAATAGAAAAATAAAAACTATGGAATTCGCTAGGCCATATTTAGAAAAATATGAAAAGTATCGTAATTTAATAAGAAAACATGATGTAGCTGATTCTTTATGTATTTATATATATTGGAAAAATACAAAAAAATTTGAAGATAATCCTTTTGAAACTTTTGAATATACACAAAAAATATTTGAAAATTTTGAATATAAAAAAAAGAAAATATTATAAATTATATGTACATATATTTCTTATGTCATAAAGATTATACTAATGAACAAAAAATAGAAGAATACTTAGAAAATAATATTAAATCTAATTATATTTTATATTGTAAAAATGATTTTATAGGACGTGTAATTAAAAGATATTGTCTTAATAATAAATTAAGATGTTCGTTTATTAAAAAAGATAATAAAGAAATCATAGACAAAATGTTAAATATAGTACCTATCGGTTTAGTAATATGTTTTAGTAATAAAGATTATGATACTACTCTAAAATATACAATTAGTGAATGTATAAATAAAGGAATTTTAGTAAATGTTATAATGGATAGTACAAAATATAGTACAAAAACTAAAAAAGGATATAGAAAACTTAAATGGAAAATATCTGACGAATACAAATATATGTCAGATATAGAATATTCATCAGATGAAGAATTTGATCTTTCTTGTTTATACAAAAAGAAAGAAGAAAAAAGGAAAGAAGTAAAAACAACTAAAAATCAAAAGAAAATTTTAAAACAACATAAATATATGAAATACATTGAAAGTAAAAATAAAAAATATAAAGAACCTCCTAAGAAAGGTTCTCTTGAGACTTTTTTTCATCAAAGTAAGAAAGAGTAGATTCATAACCTTGGTTAAATAAAGAAATTATTGTATCATTATTTGCTCCAAAATCCAAATTATTTATATTATCATCTAGTTGTAATTCAATACTGTTCTTACATTTATTTAACATAATTTCTGATAAATACCTAAATAAACCTCCTATTACCATTGGTCCAAATTTATAAATAGGAGTATTTTCTTCAATTGTTTCTTTATAATCACTTATACACACGTATAATAAATTATCATTATCATAATCTTGATTAAACATATCAAATAAACAACCGTCAGTATACAATCCGTCTTTGTACCTAATAGGTGGGAATACGAATGGTATAGCAGAAGTTATTCTTAATGCAGTTATTAACTTCATATCAGGGAAAGTTTCATGATTAAAATTTACACTTTTATAATTGACAACATCACTTCCAGTTACTGTAAAATGAATATTAGTTTTTTTGTAAAGTTGTAAAAAAGTTATATTCTTACATTTTTTACATTTCATAAATTTCTTAAGTATATTTTTTATTCCTTTACCTTCTAAAACTGAACTCCTAGATAATATCTTAGAAAATTCCATATCTACCACTTCTTTTAAATCTATTTCTAATAATTTTTTAACCATAGATATAGGACTGTATCCTATTAAATAAAAAGCTAGGATTAATCCACCCATACTTGTACCTCTCATTATCTTGATATCTTTTATTAAATCATTCTTTTCAAAATAATGTAAAAACCCTATATACCCAATACCTCTTATACAACCTCCATTAAAATAAATAGTATCTAACATTACTAATTATAAATACTCTTTTTTATATAAAAAAACTTAATTAATATTTAAATTAAATATCTGTTAAGTTATTTTTTTTAAATTAGTCCAATTTATCTACTTCATCCCCCTTTGATTCGTCATCAGTTGCTTTTGGTTTACCATCTTCTGCTGGTTTTGGTTGATTAGCTTCCAAAAATTTCATGAGTCTATCATGAACAGTTCCTACTTGTGATAATTCAGGTCCCCTAAAAGCTCCTCTTTGAGATGCTACATCTATAATTCTAACTACATTAGCGATGTCGTTTAATGTAATACCTGCTTGTTCCTGTGGTGTCTGTTGTTCTACTGATTTTTTTTCGCTCATTATAATCATAATAAATAAATATTTTTAAATACTTTAAACGAATTATAAATATATTGATTATTATTATATGTCTAACTCTGAAGTATATTCTAAAGAAGTTATTGATCAACTAAAAGATAGTTGTGAAAAAATAAAAGAGATATTTAATACTGTACATACACAAAAAGCAAAACAAGAAGAATTTATTAAGAAAATATCAAATTTTGACAACGATTTTTCATCAATGTTATCAGATATGGGTGCAAATTTAAAAAAGTTTAATGCTATTATAGAAAATGTAAATAAAAATATAAAAAAAGCAGAAGAAGACTATAATAAAAAAATAAAAGAAGAGGAAAATAGAAAAGAAAATGAAAACAAAAATAAAAAAATAGAAGAATTGAAAAATGAAACTAAATATCTTCAAGAATACTACAAACTAATGGAAGAACATAATAAAATATCTTTGGTTATAGAAGAACAAAAAATTAAAAAAAAAATTGCTACAAAAGACCTTGAAAAAAAATACGGAATTAATATAATCCAAAAAAAGAAACCTTCTTCAAAACCTACTAAAAATGTAGATACTGAAGAACATATCAGAAGGAGAAGTACACATAGTGCTCATCCTTTAGCAGCTGCTTTAAAAGCTAAATTTAAAGGGGCTAGAGGGGAAGATTAAATTTTAATAGCTCTTCCTAATTTTTTTCCACCTTTACCATCAGCTATAGTAACACTTTTAATATCACTTTCATCAGACATAGCAGTATCAGCTATGGAAAATCTATCTTCTCCGTCAGAAACTACTGATGAGGCTTGTTGAGTACTTAAAGGTCTTTTCATAGGATTAGGTACACTTGGTATTTCTTGAATATCTGGTTGAGTTCGCTGTTGTTGTTGAGGTATGTTAAAGTTTGGACTATTCATCATGTCTTTAGTTTGACTCATAATATTCTTCATTAAATTACCTACATCAAAATTGGGTCCTGCCATTTGAGGACCTCCTGGTGCATTTGGATTTTCTGTACCTCTATTCATTCCTCCCATCATTCCTTTCATCATTGCAGGATTCATCATTCCTCTCATCATACCTTCTATTCCTCCTCCACTAGAGCTCTTGAAGAAACTACTTGTCAAATGGAACATAAATGCACTTCCTGCTAAACTAAACATTAATTCTAATTCAGGAGCCATTTCACCTCTTCCTGAATATTTTTCAGCTAATCTTTCAAATATTTTATCATAGTCTCCTATATTTTCCATTACTGATTCAGACCATCCATCTAATTTAATATTAAATGGATCAAATCTTCCATTCATATATTCTAATCCAGTTACAGCTGCCATAAGCATTTTCCTAGAGAATGCTACAGCAGAACGATTTGATAACATCTTATTTTGCATATCATATTCTAATTTAACTTCTTCATATGTAGATTCTGGTGTGAATCTTTTAGAAAGTTTAACACCTTTTGTTTGATATTCGTAAAGTTTTAATAACATTTTTTGTTTTTCTTTATCTCTTTCTGAATTAGACATATGTGGCTGTGTAGGAACACTTGAAGGTTGTGAGAAAAAGTTTTGTTTATTTTTTCTACTTCTCCTAGAACCCCTAGAACTTCTAGAACTTTTGGAACTAACTGAGGCGGTGTATTGACTACTAATATCATCAGATTCACTGGCGGTATATTCACTTTCTTGAATATCTGGCTGTTGTTGAGGTAAACTTTTTCTCGTATTAGCTAAATTAGCAAAATTTGAATTAAAAGTATCATTTCTACTGGGAGAACTTTGTTTTCTTTTTCTATATTTCTTTTGTTTTTTAGGTCTCTCCATATCTACGGTTTCGTCACTATCTGAACTATAAGACACACCTTTTAATACAGAAGGTCCAGTAACTTTTACTGATTTTTTTTTATTTCCTTTCACTAGTTTAATATCACTCATTATTAATACCTAGTATTTTATACTATTATACGAAACGCAATTTTTAAGTATTTTAACGTTCATACTTTTAAAAAAAAATGATTTATTCAATTAATTATGAAACAAACATTTAATAGAAGATTCCCTAGGAAATACAATAACTGGAATAATAATAATTGGAATAAAAAAAATAACATTTATAGTGCAGGTATACTTCCTTATGGAAAAGATAGTAAAGGAAATGTATATTTCCTTCTAGGAAAAGATCGTCAAATGGCATGGTCTGATTTTGGAGGAAGAGTAGAAGTAAAGGATAATCAAGATGTAAAAGAAACTGCTATAAGAGAATTTTATGAAGAGACGTACAATTCTGTTATAGAAAAAAAATACTTGAGAGAGATTCTTTCAAATGAAAAAAATTACATTTTAATTAAAAGTAAAACACTTAATGGTTCTCCATATTATATGTACGTCATCCAAATAGAATTAAATGAAGATATGAGAAAATCTTTTATAAAAACTTTCGATTACCTTAAATATATTAAAGTTAATGAATATATACTCGAAAAAACTGATATTCAATGGGTAAGCCTCAGAACTTTGCTAGCATGTATAGATGATAATAAGAATGAAATTGCTCTTGGTTGGAATTTAAGAAAAGTTTATAAAAATACTCTTATAAATAACAAAGAACAATTTGTTAATATTTTTAAAGATTAAGGTCTTTCATGTATGATTCTAAATTATCATAATTTTTATCTATATTTTTCTTTATCCATTTATCACTTTCAATCCATTCTTCTAATAGCTGTTTCTTAGTTTTTTCAACTTGACCAAAAAAATGAGAAATGTCTTTTACAACAGGTTTATTAATTATTTCTAAACCTAAATACTTCAAATTAGACTTTGAGAATTTATGAAATTTAATTTGTCTTTTAGTAGGTTTTCTAGCTACTATTTTTCCTGTTTTCTTTTGTAAACTATACCTCAAATAACTAATCCCTTGTAGATAACTATCTGCTAAATCATCTTTTTTCTTAGAAACATTAAATAAGTCAATAAACTTCTGGTCTTCAAATTTTATCATTTTTCTACAATATATTATTGATAATTTTTTATTTTTGACGTACTGATTACAACCTGTAACTTCCACCTTAGGTCCTTCATAACATTGTAATTTATGTTTAGGGCTATATTCCAAAACTTTCATTTTTTTACTGTTATCAATAACTCCTCTCATTAAAAAATAAGTTTTAATACATCCACCCATTACTCTCATCGTAGGATTAAATCTTGGTTGTTTTTCAATTAGAATAATATCAGCATCTAATAAAAATGGTCTATTATCAAGTTCACATATTAAAGCTATCTGTTTGTCTCCTCTTATAGGAGATTCTGAAAGATTTATATTTTCCCATTTAATTATTTTTTCTTTTTCATCTACTATACAAAATGACAAATTTTTAATACCAACATCAAAGGAAACTATCTTCATTATTATTAACTATTTTTTTCTATATAAAGTAGAAACGCATTTTGCGTCATTTATAATATTTTTTTTATGTTGTATAATTTTATAATGGGTAATAAACAAACTCGACAAAATGCTTCTCACATTAGACCTTCAAAATTTGGATGGAAACCAGATTTACCTGATAATAGAGACCATGTTGTAGATTTCCCAGAACACGTTATAGATAGAATAGAATATAAAATAAATCTTGGTAAACATTTTCATAATTATTATGATGATAGAAATACAGGAATGAATTCTTCATGTACTGTTGCTTCTGCTATAAATTTTGAAGAAGAAAGAGTATCTGGTAATAGATTTAATTCTTCTCCTTCTTTTTTATACTATAATACAAGATATCTTGAAGGAAAAGAAAATTATGACTCTTTCGTGGGTATTAGAGATAATATAAATTGTTTAAATAAAATAGGTGTATGTAGTCAAGAAAATTACAATACTCATAATTTAAATGATGTCCCTAGTGGTGAAGTTTATGAAGAAGCAAAAAATTTCAAGGGATTTATGTACAAAATTATTAAACCAGACCTTACTCAAATTAAAGCTTGTTTAACGTTAAGAAGACCTATAATATGTGGGTTTTCTGTTCCAAAACAATATGACGATCCTAATTGGAATATTACTTTAGATCCTCTTATTCCTCCAAAATCTAAAGGTAAATTATTAGGTGGAAGAACAGGATTGATTATTGGTTACAATGATGAAAAGAAAATATTAAAAATTATGGATTCTAGAGGAGAATCATGGGGAAATAATGGAATATTTAATATGCATTATGATATGGTAACAAAAGGATTGTGTGTAAATTTTTGTACAATTGAGAAGAAAGTATCTAATGGAAGTATTTCTCAATTAGAAAAGCCTAATTATTCTAGTGTTACTAAAAAGAAAAAAAGAAGGGGTAAAAAAAAGAGGAAAAAGAAAAGCATTAATGAAGAAAGTGTAGATAGCCTTAGTGAATACGAGTCAGATTATGAACATATTGAACCAGAAAATGTAGAAGAATTCAAAACAAAAGACAAACAAGTTGAAGAAAAATTATTAAATGATATCGAACAAGAATTAAATAACATTTTAGGTGATAAAGAATCTGTAGAAGAGTCAGATAAAGAATCTGGAGATTTTAAAGAAATAAGTATTACATTAGGGAAAAAGAAAAGAAGAAGAAGAAGGAAAAAGGGTAAGAAAAAGAAAGTAGCTTTTAAAGAAGAAGAGGATGAAATGTTAAAAAATTTCGCTTTTAGAACCGAAAAATAATGTACGTAATTAGTAAAGAATGGAAAATAATGATTTTGTTTTATGTATATTAATACTATTTCTATTTCTATTAATGTGTATCCCAAGAAAAGAAAATTTTACAAGTATTAATAGAAAAAAAATAAGTAATCTTAATTATTACAAAGGTTATCCAGAAAAAGGTTTGTATATCAAAGATCTTAAAAAGGTTGAAAATTTTTGTAAAAAACAAATATTACAAAATAAAAGAGTGAAAAATAGAACAATAGTTTTTGATTTTGATGATACTTTAGTTTACACTAGACCATATAAACCATTTGAAATAAATGTGGTAGAATATACAAAGAATCGAGAACCTATTTTTTATTTACCACCGATAGAACAAATGTGTAATGTAGCTAGATTAGCTAAAAAAAATGGGTACGTCATAATTATAATAACAGCTAGACCACCTACTAGTGAAAAAGCTACAATAGCTAATCTTAATGCGTACAATATTCCTTATGATTTAGTATATTGTGACAAATATAAAGGTACTAATATTAAATTTAAACAACAACTCAGAGAAAAATTAAGTAAACAGTGTAAGATTATTATGACTATTGGAGACCAGTGGTGGGATGTTGAAAATCCTGGAAAGGGTTGTATAGGTATTAAACTACCAACCCCTAAGGATAAAAATGTTTTTATAGTGCGAGAATAATCGTTTAAAAAAATGTTTTGTTATTTTTAAGATGAGTGACTTTAACGTTAACAGTATCGTAAAAATAAAAAAACATAAGAATGAAAGAAAAAAAGAAATAATCAAACAAATAATGAAAAAAATTAAGAAAAAAATAGAATTTTATGCAGTTCAAGATAAAGAATATTGTACTTTTGAAATTCCTAATATAATGTTTGGATTTCCACTTTATGATGCAAATAAATTAGGAATGAAAATCTGTAGAATATTGATAAAAAAAGGTTTTAAAGCAAATCTTATTAGTCATGGTGTAATTTTTATTGATTGGAGACAAGAACAACAAGAAAGTAGTAGTAGTGAAAGTGAAGAAATTGAAGATGATGAGGAATTAAATGAACAATATAAAAATTTAGCTAAGACACAACAAGATAAACAATCATTAGTATTTGAAGATCTTAAAAAAACAGCTAGTAAATATAAAAAATCTTAAAATTTCTCATGTTTTAATGCAATTGTAACATTCTCATTTACAGTATTAGCTAAAACTCCTTTAATCCTCCTGTTAATCATGGGAAAAGGAATGTTAATTATTATTCTTTCACCAGTATCAATGTATTTTTTAAATTCTTTGTATAATTTTTGTACAGGTTCATATTTCATATTTAGTTCAAATTTAGAAAGTTCTTTGATAAGTTCTTTTACTTCATTCTTTCTATTTTCTAGGGTTCTGTATTCGATAACTTTTATTCTCTTTGTACCTTTTTTCTTTTTAGAAGACATTTAATTATTAAATATTTAATTATTTAAATAAAATTACGAAAAAAAAAATATTTTAGTTATTTAGATAATGCCAGCTCCGTTAGATGTTGCTTTTCATAACCATTATAATGACGTATATGAAAATAAAGCTGTCAATGTCCCAACCTATTCTAATCAAGTAAAAAATAGTAGACAGTATAAACAAAATATGATTAATATGATGAATAATTCAAATGCTATTACTACAAGTACTCCAAGATATCCTTGGCCAGTTGCATGTAAAAATCATTATATTAGACAAAATAACGTAGCAACGAATAGACCTTTTTTTTTAAATAGAAGGGAATATTTTGGAAAAGGAAATTTTATATTAAACAATCTTAAAACAATACAAGAATGTCTTTGTTATGTTATAACATTTGCAATTTGTATGATAATTCTTTTATTAATAATGTTAATAGCTTTCTAATCTTACAACTGTATTCCTAGTATAATAAATATTAGGTTCCATAATTATATAAAATTTTTCGGGTGCAATATTTCTATATTCAGTGATAGTCATATTTCCACCGAATGCTTTTAACATAGAGAAAGGAGGATTAGATTTAATTATAAAATTTTCACCTGTAAGATCTTTAAAATATGTTTGTACTAAATTATTATATTTACCTTGACAATTCCTAGTTGAATAAGCTTTAACACAACCCCAACTACAGAAATTTCCACATATTTTATATTTGTCTTTATCTTTTTGTACAGGTAAAAATAAAGGTTGAGTTTTGAAAGAATGACTACAATACCAACATAATAAATTAGTTTTTTTTGGTACGTCTTTTCCTTTTGAATCATTAATATTTTCATAATGTTTCATAATACCTATAAATTTAATGTCTTTGTTTATTCTCTTAGGAAGACGAATTTTTTTTTTCTTTTTTTCATATTCATCTTCAGAATCAGATTCTTCTTCTGAATCCGAAAAATTTAAAGAACAAATTTGTTTCTTTTCTTGAACAATATGTGAATGATTATTGGTATCAGAAGTATAAAATTTTTTTTGTATTTCTTTAGGGTCATCTTTTTTTGCATTTTGAACTATAATAGAAAGATTACCAAATGATATTTTTTGAGATGGAAGATTCTCATCTAAATTATTATCGCATTCTGAAAAATTTATTTTATTATCTATCATATCAATACTTTCTCCGATATTTGAATAACCTGTTATCTTATTTAAAGCATCTATGTCACATTTTTTTTTACGACCCCTTTTTTTTTTAACTTTAGGAACTTCAGGTTCAGTTTTAGGTTTTGGCTTTCTTCCTCTTTTTTTCTTAACTTTAGGTACTTCATTCTCCGGTTTTGGTTTCGGTTTACGACCTCTCTTTTTTTTGACTGGTTCAGTCATTATGTATTTTATGGATATTTCTTTAAATAAAGTTTATTACTTAAAAAAATATATCCAGTATTATTATCATGTATATTTTCGCAGCAGTAAGTACTTTTTTTATTTATCAAATGTTATCTAAGTCATACAAGGATTGTATAAAACAATTTATATCCGATACTTTTCATCTCCCAGTAGAAGAAAAACAATTAGAAATTAGAAAACCAGAAAACAATGAAATTGAAAATGTTTTCCTTATCAAAAAAAATGATTCATTTAATATTACCAACAAATACAATAACATTAAAGAGTATTTAGGAGAAGAAAATGTTAATGTTAAAAAATTAGATAAAGAAGGAGATTATGTTCAATTTAATTATTGGATGAATAATGAAATTTATTCAGTGATGTACACTGACAAAATTGTATTCCCAATTTATACACCAGAAGAAATCGAAAAACACCCAGCAACTGAAAAAAAAATTAAAACAAGTTATTTAAAATTAAAAGAAAAGAAAGAAAAACAAGAAGACTGTAAAGATATTATTATGAGTTACAGTGGTCCTAAACATAATTTCTACTCAGATAAAGAAAATATCAAAGATACTTTAATTAAAGATGTATTTGTTGATTACCCAAAAGAAAAATACACAGACCTTGTTATTATTGATCAATTCGATAAAGAACACATTATTAAATATAAAGAAAATGAAAAAATAATATGGAATACATCTTTTTCATTATCCAGTTTAGTGTTTAACACTAAGTAAATCGTTTAAAAAAATAAATACTTATCATTTAATAACTCAATGAGTGAGTATAATGTATATTTTAAAACAGTTCAAAGTTCTGCTATAAGGACATTAGTAGAAGCATTAAAGGAAGTATTAAATGATGTTAATATGACATTTCATGAAAATGGAATTAAAATTATGGCAATGGATGGAACTAAAGTAGCATTAGTGCATCTTAAATTAGTTGCTTCAAGTTTTGAAGAGTGGGTTTGTGAAAGAACTCAACAAGTTGGAGTAAACATGTTAAGTCTTTTTAAATTATTAAAAACTATAGGAACCAACGATACACTTTGTATGTTCATTAAAAAATCTGATCCTAACCGTTTAGGTATCCAAATTGATAATAAAGATAAAGGAATGCAAATAGTTTCTTATCTTAATCTGTTAGACATCAATGAAGATGTTATTCAAATCCCTGACGTGGAATTTGATAGTGTCATTACTATGCAAAGTAATGATTTTCAAAAATTATGTAGAGATATGTTACCATTACATAATATTCTAAAAATAACAAGTACTAATGGAGAATTTGTCTTATCTGTTAAGGGAGACTTTGCAGAACAAAGTATTAAAATTGGTGAAACTGTTAATGGTTTAACTTTTTCTAAACAAATGGAAGAAAATAAAGTAGTAGAGGGAGAATTTGATTTAAAGTATATAAATCTCTTTACAAAGTCTACCAACCTTTGTAGTACCATTGAAATTTTCATCAGACAAAATTATCCTCTTATTCTACTTTATTCAGTAGCTAATCTAGGGTCATTGAAATTTTGCCTTGCTCCTAAAACAGAAGACTAGAATAGTATAGTAAATAATTTTAATAAAAAATATTTAAAGAATGTTTTCTATTAAAATTAGTATGCCTGAAGGACCAGAAGTTAAACACGTAGTTGATCAACTCAACAAATATGTTACAGATAACGTATGTATTATAGAAGGTATTAAAATTAATGGTGGAAGATATCTAAGGCACGGACCACCAGAAGGATTTGATAAAATTAAATTCCCATGTTTACTTAAAAGTGTACACTGTAAAGGAAAATTTATCTGGTTTCAATTTGATAATTTTACAATGTGGAATACATTAGGTATGTCAGGTCAATGGGGATTTATTAAAGAGAAACACAGTCATCAAGAATTTATTATTAAGGGAGGTAGAAATTTTTTCTTTACTGACACTAGGTGTTTTGGAACTTTAAAGTTTTGTTTTTCAAATGAAGAATTAAAAAAAAAATTAGACAAAATTGGACCTAGTTGGTTAGAAAATTTAGAAGTAGAAGATTTTTTTCACATATTTAGAAAAAAAAGTCAAAAAATGAATGTATGTAAATTTCTTATGAATCAAAGATACACTTCAGGTATAGGAAATTACTTACTTTCGGAAATTTTATACGCATCAAAAATAAATCCTTGGGTAACCCTTAGAGAAGTGTCTAATTCTGAAATTATCAAGATTTATGAGAATGCATGTCGGATAGCAATGTCAAGCTATCTTTCAAATGGAGTTTCAATAAGAACTTACAAAGGAATTTACGAAGATGAAGGAGAATATACTTTCGAATTATTAGCTTATGGTCAAAAAGATAACCCTAATATTGTAGCAGAACTTGGTCCTCATAATAGAACAATTTGGTGGGATCCTAATGTTCAAAAATGAAGAAAGCGTAAAATTTTTCTCATTATTTTCAAATTAATATAGTATAAGATGAATAGACTCTACATGGACAAGATGGAATTTATACAAAATTGTAAAGACGAATATTGTGATGGAACTTATGAAGATTTTATCCACAAGACTACTAATGGTAGTCTTGTTTGTTCTATTTGTGGAGAAATTCAAATATTGAGAATGGCCGTCGATAAAGACTGGAATAATTATTCAGATGATCAAGGTGTGTTTAAAGATAATTCAAGAGTTGGGTGGACTGATCCAAATAACCCATTTGATGAATCAGGTTCAAATGCTATAATAATTAAATTAAAAAGTGGAAAAAATAAAATAATACATAAAACAAATTTTAACAGTAAACAAAGAGCTTTTTGGAATGTAAGCAAAATGTTAATGGATAAAGCACAAACACATGGTATTACTGACAGTGTTGTAAATAATACAAAAAGAATTTGGGGAGAGTTGATGAAATCTAAAAAAACAAATAGAGGAGGAGTTAGAAAAGGAATAATATCTTGTTGTTTGTTGTCTGCATTTAAAGTTTGTAATGCCCCCAGAAGCCGTGAAGAAGTAGCTAAAATTATGGGTATCCCTGTTAGCGATATAACTAAAGGAGAACCTATCTTTAGAGATCTTATTAAAGAAACTAAGTATAAAAATTTATTAGAAGAAGAAGATAATACAGCTATATTATTCACTAGATACTTAAGTCTTCTAGGATTACCTCTGAAATTCTCTAAAAGATGTAGAGAAATTCACAAAGAATTAGAAGAAGAATTAGAAGAAGTAGCTCCTAAATCAGGTATAGCAGGTGTAATTACACATGTTATTAAAGTTGAACAAAAACTTAAAATTCCTTCAAAAAAGAAAATTACTGAAGTGATTCAGATTTGTAATCCTACTTTAAATAAAGTCTTAAAATTAATTAAGAATAATCTATGATTTCTTTCCAAATGCTGCTACTGGAACTTGATATTTTTTAAATGGAATTTGAATAAAAGAATTAATACTATTTTTAATGGTTTTAGAAATAGTTCTACTGGATTTAAGCATGTTGTTTCTGTATTGATACATATATTCATAGTAACAAGATACTAAGAAATTATCTTCCATATCACACATTTCCTCATCTATAGGAATATTGTCTAAATAATGTAAAAATTTATAATCGTGTATTGTATGACTTTCTATTTTATTTTTGAATTCTTTAAACATTTCTTTATCAGGAGAAGTTGATTGTTTTATTTTTTTATCTATAGCTTGTTTTAAGTATTTATTAATTTCACCGTAGTCCATTATTAAGTTACAATATTTTATTATTCGTATTTTTATTTTTATTTAAAAATTGATTTAGATTAAATGATAAATGATGAAATAAAAAAGAAAAGACAAGAAGTATTTCAAAAAGCAATGGATGAAGCTTTTAAAAAAGTAAAAGAAGCTGTTTGTCTTCCTGTAGAAACGTTAAAAAAATTATGGAATGAAAACAAAGAAGATAGAACTATAAATTGGTTTCATGATTTAAAACATGAAAGAGATGATATAGTAATTTTAAATAAAGATACAGAAATTCCTCAAACTTTTTGTAAAATCAAAAAAAAAATTAGACCAATATATTTTAGATGTAGTAGATTTTTTCAAAATAATAATTTCTTAGCATCTTGTGATATTTATTACAATAAATTTGGATTAACTATAGATATAGTACAAGATAATATAGTTAAGGGTAAATGGTGGGTTAATCTAAAGGAAAAGAATACTAATAGTTGTATTTTATAATACTATTTTTCCTATACTTTTTTTGTATAGAAGAAATATTATTAATCTGATTAATCCATCTCACCATATTCCATTAATTTACCAATGATTTTGTCAGCAGGTCTGTCTGCTCCTATTGGGACAGGTCCTTCATTTGAAATCTTGGCGCACGTTTGGAGAAAATCTTCTCCACCGTCTTTTTCATGAGAAATTCTTAAAGCTATAGTGTTCAATTGTTTATCATTAATTTGTTTTTCATTGTTTGCAAAAATTTCACTTACTTTACCTTTTAGTTTTTCAATTAATCCTTGACTAGATAACAAACCTCTTATTTTTCGAATTAATTCATCTCTTGTAAAAGGATGTAAATTTTCATAACTTTTGTAAAGAATTTCAGGTGAACATGGAGAATTCATTTTTATTATATTTTGTATAACAAATTTATTGTTTTTTGTATACAATCCTTGATCTTTCATAAGATCTTGTATAATTCTTTCTACTTTACTATTGTAATCTATTATTACAGGTTGAAATTTTTCAACTTTTTTTATTGGTTTTTTATTTTTAAACATAAGTTTTTTAGTCATAAAACAATATATAGTTCCTAAAACTACTACAGCCACTATTCCTACAATACCATATTTTACAATATTGTTTTCATTTGAAGGGATCATAAATTCATCACTAGACATCTTTTATACAAAAAGTACTTATATTTATTTTTATAATTATCCGAGTAATATAAAAAAATGATTCTATTATTATTAGAATGTGTGATGTTCACTTTACGCATAAAGCTTCAGGTAAAAAAATTAAAAATCATTTTAAATGGGAAAAGGTAACTTGGAAGAAGTGTAAGTGTGGTCTCGTACATAGTAATCGTTCTATTCCTCCAGAGTTTTGGAAAAGAAAATGGATAAAAAAAGCTAAAAGAGAAAAAGTAGGAATAATGATAATAAAAGGAGATAAGATATGGGTTACTCAATCTTATAATAAATGTTTTGGATTTCCTAAAGGAGAAAAAGAAGAAGGAGAGACTGATAAAGAAACATGTGTTAGAGAGTTCAAAGAAGAAACAGGAAGTGTAATTACACAAGAACAATTGTCAGATGAGTTAAAAATAGTAACTAGGGTTAGAGACATAAAATATACTTTTTATATTCTTTACGTTAATTCGGATTACGAAATAAATACATTTCCTGAAGATGATGTGGAAATTACTACTTTTGGATGGAAAGAATTGAGTAAAATTTTTGAAATTCATCTTTCTAAAGCTATTAGAAAAACGTTAAAGATATATTTTAACAGATATAAGAAAAATAATGATTTATAATTAATGAGTATCATAGATGAAGAAATTATTGATAATATTAATCAGGAAATTATAGATTCAGAAGAAGAAGAAATAATTTCAATACATTCTGAACCAGAACCAGAACCAGAACCAGAACCAATGCCAGAACTTAAAATTAAAAAGAAAAAGAAAATTAAAAAGAAAAGAAAAAAGAAAAAGAAAAAATTAAAGGAATTTGTTTATGAAAATTATGAAAAATATTAACTTGTATAATATTAATGGGAAATCAACCAGCACATCCAAAACTCTTTGAAGTTGATGAAGAAATTAGAATATTACAAGATGCCGTTGATGATGCTAAATTGAGAAGAGAAAGAATTATTTATAAATTGATTCAAGAACATCCTCACTTTGCAAAAGCTAATCAAAGTTATACAAGTTATATTTGGGAATTAATTTTTGGAGAAAGTTAATTTTTTAAAACTATTATCTAAGTATATTATATATGGGTGAAAAGTATGCATTTAGTTCAATGTTACATCTTGTGTGGGCAGTTGTCCTAGTATTAGGTATGGGATTCGTACATTTTTATATGTCGATGATCGCCACTAGTTTCGACCCATGCCCTGAAAACCAAGCAGATGCAAATTTAAAAGCAAGTATTGATAAATCAACTAAATATTTTAATGATATAAAAATGATACATCTAGGAATAGCTGGTGCAATTATACTAACTATGTTAATAGGAAAAGCTATAGTACCAAGAGATGGTAAAACTGTTTGTTCTATTGTTACAATTGTTTTAAAATTAGCTGCATGTTTAATAGTAGTTTTCGGAGTAAGTCATGCTCAAAATATTCTTAAACTTAGAAATAAACAATGTAATAATTCAATAGATGAAGTGAAAATGAGAGAATTAAAAATTCTTATTGAAGCATGTATAGGAAGTATAGGTGTGATTATAGGTAACTATCTTTCATTAGGAATAAATAACCTCATCAGTTTTAATATGCCATCTAGTATGAGTATAATTATTACTACGGTCGTGTGTATTCTTCTTGTCTTCTCTATTATAGGAGGAGATGCTTTAATCAATATATTCAAAAAAGAATTAAACATTAAGAATGAATGCGTAGCTTTAAACGAAGAGCTATCTAAAGTTGACGTTAGTATTGGACCAGCCAATAACATATTAGGGGGTATCTTACCTGACAGATTACAACTTTCTGGAGACAAAACATACAAAGACCTTAACGCTGGTAAGACAGTAATTACAGGTAAACCAATAATTACTACGGAAAGTGAAAGTTATGAACCAGGTTCTGAACAAACTATCAAAATTGCTTTCCAACAAGAACAAAAATTAAAAAATAATGCTATTAAGATTATTTTCCCAAGTGGGTTCAAATACCCATCAACTGAAAGTGGTTTAGTTACCACAATTGGAGGTATTGAACCTATACCTACTCTAAGTGTTACTACTGAACAAAAAGATAATTCTATAACTTTCAAATTTCCAAAAGATGAAGATTATACTTTAAAAAAAGATGATGATTATTTTACCCTTGGTATTACTAAGGTAATTCTTCCTAATACTTTAGGGTTTACTGAACCTATTAAACTAGAAATACTTTCTGTCCCAGATGATAACATAGATGACGCAACAGTAGAACAAGTTTCTTACAATAATTATTTTGATTTAAAAGATGATACCTTCGTAACTTTTGACAGTCTTAATATTACAAAGGTAACTACAATGAGTGTAAGGATGAAAGTTACAAAACCTTTTTCAGACAAATTGAAAAAAGATGGCGGTGGATTAGTTATAACACTTCCAGAAGGAAAAGATAGTTTATGGTTCCCAGAACTTAAAGAATTACAACCAATACAAATTTCTGGTGACAATGGACATTCTTCAGACTCTAGCGGAAAAGTAACAAAAGGACAAGAGTTTTCAAATTATGAAGTACAATCAGTAGGAGTATCTGGTACAGTAATAAATCGTTTTGATAATTCAACTCCTAATGCATTTAAACAATTTAAAATTATTAAAAAAAATATAGACGGAGGTGATATTCCAGAAAATATTTTCATAAAATTTACAGTTCCTATTTTAACTACACAAAAACCTGTTAAATTTGCATCTCTTACTTTAAAACATGATGCGCCTGAATTAGGTGGTACACCAGAAGTACCTGTTAGTGGTTCAGATTTATTAACTCATAATCATCCAATTGAATTTATAGACCCTGCTGTACAGAAAGACACAAAATGTCCTGTATTGAGTAGAGATCTTTTCATGAAGATTTTCTTAACATCGGTTATGACTGGATGGGCAGTTTCTAGTATTATTTATTTAAGTGGTGATCTATACGAATACAATTCTTCTAATATGGCATTATTATTAGCAGGAGCAGGTGGCACTGGTGAAGTAGTAGTTAATGTCACTAAACCAGAAGCTTAATTTCTAAAATAATTTTTAATGTTCTCCTAAGAGACTATCGAAAATTATTTATACTATAATGGTCCGTCATATTGACAAATTCTTCTTACACGATGACTTCTTTCTGCTTCAAGACTCTTAAAATCATCTGCAACTTTTTCTTTAAAGTCTTCAAAACATTTTAATCCTGGTTTTACAGTATTACTCAATAAAGTTGGTTCTTCTCTAACAAACTTATACTGGTATTCATAACCTTCTTGGTTACATGGTCCCCATTTATTAGCTGAAGCTTCATTTTTACTACTATACCATCCACCATAAAGACAATCTTCACCACAATTTCTAGGTGGGATAAAATTATCACCTGATAAAGTACCAGTAAGATTTTCACCTGTAGAATATTTGTTACCAGCAAAATCTGAAGGTCTTAGTTCATTTTTACAATCATCATCTGAACCTATACATACAGCAAATTTAGTTCCATCTGTTGGACACTTTTTATCAGCATCACCTTCGTGCAAGCTACCATGTTCCTTAGTTAATTTTTCATCAAAAACCAGTTTAGACCATACAGTTTTTCTTCCACTATAACCTTCTTTACAATCTACAGCACCATCATTCTTTTTTAGATAACCTACAGATAATTTCATTTTACCTGAAGGATAAATTCTTATATACCTTGCTTCTACTGGTTCAGAAAAATTTTTAATTTTTTTATCATCTACTGTCCCAGTACTATTCTGGAGCGGGATATCATCACTCCAACTACTTTTATTTCTACTATATCGTACTTTAAATTCTCTATCTGTCCCGGTTACAGTATAAACAATAGCTTGTATCATTTCAATATTTCCACTTACTGTTTCAAATTGTAACCAATGACCATCCCCAGGACAAGACCAATCTTTAGAACCTTCTAGTGAAGGGTCAAAATCAATAGGTTCTCCTTCATGTTCACTAGTTATGAAGTTACCTCTTGATAAATAATTATGAGGAAATTTAGGAGTATTTTCTGCTGTTTGATAAATAAAATCTCCTTCTGCTTTTGGTTTCATAATAATAGAGTTAGTATTATTAGAAAAAACTATTTTTTTATTTTTGAAAACTTTGTTCTCTTTTATGTATACTGGGTCACAATCTTTTTTTACTACGTTTTTATGTAATTCCCAACCAGGATTAGGATAATTTATTTCAGATAAATTCTTACACAACCTGTATTTTTTTAGTCTATAATCAGTTAAAGGTGGATACTTTTCTTCTGCTATAGTTTTATCAGGTAATGGATGCCAATCTCCACTTTCAAATCCACCATAGTCTCCTTTAAAGAAAGTGTCTTGTAAAGGTATTCTTGATTTAAATTCATAAAAAATTTTATTCCCTGGTCCTTTTACTTGAGACATTGATGGCCATTGATCATTAATTTCAAATGTTCTTTCACTTTCTTCTTTAATTTCTTTTTCATTATATTTATCTTTACAATTTTTTTCATTCCATTCTATAGCTGACCATGTACCAGGTATAAATTGTTGGTCTTGTGGACAAGCATTTTCTTCATATGAACCATCAGAACCTTTTAAATAATCTTCTTTTTTTTCCATAGGACCTACACAAGCTTTTCCTCCATATTGTGCTTTTTGTTTTATTTCTCTTTTAAATACTTTTTCTGGACGAACACCTCCTTGTCCCATAGCATCCATTTTTACACAATGTTTTCCATATCTAGGATGTGACAAGTGAGGATACGATACTTCACTAACAGTCGTTCCTAATCCTTCTATTCTATCAAGTTTCCATTCTCCAAATTCACAATTAATAGGTTGAATTATATTTTCAGTAGGACATTCTTCTTCTTTTTCTTGTAAATCACATGTGCCACTACCTAAAGCAGGAACTAATACTGCTTGTTTCATTTTTTTTACATGTTCTTTATTATCGCTCCATTTTTGATTCTGAGTGTCCCATGTAACATCAGCATATGGACCACCGTAAACCCCTGGACAAGCTTCGTTAATTTGATAATATTCTCCATTACCTTGTAAAACACAAGGAGCATCACATGGAGTATCACCACATACAAAATCTTTTTGTTCTGGACTAGGGCATACAGGTGAACTCTTATCAGTGATAACTATTTTTTTTCTTCTTTCGAAACCTCCATCACATGTAGCATCACATTCTTTAGTAACTAATGGGAAATCATTACTGTAAATACACATATCATTACATTTTTTACCTCCTCCCATTACGTATTTAGTATCAGGGTCCCTAGCTAATTCTCCTTGGTAAACTTCTTGACCTATATCGCTTTTTGTAACTTTATTTCCTACTGGGTCTTCTGCAAAAGGTTTACAAGGTTCTACAACTACTGGTGGACCAGGTACACAAAGTTTTCCTTTTGAATCACTTTTTTCTCTATATTTAATTGAATATTTAGTTCTAGCTCCTTTCTTATAATTAACATCACCTTCTGCTCCTCCACAATCTATTTCTTGTCCATCTTTTAAACATTTTTGATAAATTGTACCAAATTTAGTGAAACCTCTATAATCTTCAGAATCATCGTAATAAGGTTTTTTCATTTCAACTTCACATTGTGGACAATCGTAATCATTACAATCCATTTCTATTTCATAAGTTTTACCTTCTTCAGCATTTTGTATTGGACACGAACCGGAACCATGAGCACTTTTGTAAATAGATACCTTAACTTTTCTTTTACCTGGACCACTACCATCATTACAATTTTTGCTACATTCTCCTAAAGAATTGACGTCAATATCATATCCACAATCTCTATTACATTCGTCAAAACAATCAACTATTTTTTCATTTGTTTCCGAATTAAAACCCGTAGGAAATCTTTCATCGGGTCCTTTAATAATACTTCGTTTTACTCTCTTTTTACAATCATTATTACATTCCTCAACAACAGTATCATAAAATTCTCCGTATTGTGGTACATTATTTTCTCTAATGATGTTAGTGAATGTTTTAACTCCTTCGCAATCTATTAAATTATTTTTCATAATCCATTCTGTATTAGGATTCCAAGGTACATTGTTAGGTGTTTCAGGCCATTGTCCGTTATTCAAATTTTCAATTGTTTCTACAACTTTATAATCTTCAGGACATCCTTCTTTAATATTTCTTTCAGAAGCAAATTTAACTAGTTTAACTTTCTTTTCAAACTCTTCTTTTGTCATTGTAGGTTTGTATGAAACAGCCATCAATACTTGTTTTTTATGAGTTTCATTATACCCTTCAGGGAAAATAAAACCTTTATCTTCAATATCTTTTTCAGTTAGTATTTTAGGTATTTTACTTTTATCAACAATACATTGACCCCAACTATCCCTAATCCTTCTATCCTCGTATTTGTATTCTCCATTTTTACACTGACAATCACCATATTTTTTATAACTTCCCAATGGACAATTGTAAATACATTTGCCTTTATAACATATACTTTCTCTAGGGTCTTCAGGACATTCTGGATCGCATTTAGGACCAAATGGGGGTGTATTTAACATTTTATCAAAACCTACTCCCATACTTAATTTATTGCAAGATTATTTTTTAATGAGAAATTTCTGGTTCTGAAATATCATTTTTATTGACTTGGGTATACCTAAAACAACAAAAATCTGTATATGTATATCTATCTTTTCTAATATTGTTTTCATCATAATAATAATCTGGATTTATAATTCCTTGATGTAAATAATTAGTGGGATATAATACAATTCTGTTCATTTTAGCGTCAACTTCATATATTTTTTTAAATATTTTTTCTTCTTCATCAATGCAATATTTCGGATTATCATAGTATTTTTTCATTATTTCCCTTACTTCTTGATACTTTTCCTCTGTAATGAATTCATCTTTATAAATAGGATATTTTAGTTCATAAAATCCTGTTCCATTATATTCTTTCGTTGTGTTACAAAGATAAACTATACAAGCTAATCCTGGTAGTTTTTTAACATTATCCTTAGAATATTTACAATCTCTATGTGGAAATATATTACCATGTTTTAATTTATTATTTGGAAAATTAACTATACTATATCCACTAGTATGAGGGTTTGGTATATATTTTTCTACCTTTTTCCCATAATGTATTAATGATATAAATGATAAAAAAGCTTCCATTTCGTTATATAATTTTTTACATTGTCTTATCCTTACACCAGGATAATCATTTTTTTTATCTTGATTGATGTATTTAGACATATTTTGTTTTATATATTCTAAGTGATATTTTGGATTTTTAAAAAAATTATCAATTATTATTACTTTTTTGTGTGGTGCTATTTTTTTTATAGTAATATTTAAATGATCACTAATAAATTTATTATTTATTAATTTTATTTCTGTATTTTTATCATTCAAAGGTTTAAATATAATAAAATCTTGTCTATTCGTATTTTTAAATATTAAAAATAAAGCTATTGTTATTAATATTATTAAAATTATTACAAGCATGTATTAAGTTTAATTAATATTATTATATAATAAATAAATCGAATTAAAATTATTGTTCACAATGTTTACCTGCATGAGAGTCTCCGTTTGGATGTGAGTATCTTTTCACACAATCACAAGGTGCATCGTATTTATCCTCTCCAGAATCCAACATTTTAAATGTGTCGGTACCAGTCGATGCCCAGGTTCCCTCTTTGTACCTATAACAATACCCACCAGATATTTGAAATAGAGTACATGAACTATTATCTTTACACCATTGCCAACACCACTTATGTTGTTTCCCCCAATTATGACCACTCCATGCCGCCACCTCTGAACCTGAACTTCCTCCAACTTGATCCACTTTAAATGCTTTATTCTGCCATTGATAATCACAACACATTCTTCTATTACAAGGAGCATTTTTATTATGAGGTGGATCCACCACGGCGGCCGGAGCCACCGTATCTGTACAGTTATTTTTACCTCCATATGTAGCTTGAACTTTCGTGTATTTCATCGGTGTGGATATCCATTTCTTACCAACCATCGGTCTTGTTCCAGTCCATCCACAATTTTTATTACACTCACCTGCTGATACATAATCACCATAAGTTGTTGTCACACTTCTACTTTCATCTTTAACTAAATCTGAATCTGTAACACCGGCTCCGCCATCTTTACAAGGTGTTGGTTCATTAGCATTGTTATTAGATTCTGCACCTTTATCTTGAGAATAACCTCCTCCAATTTTACCTACTAAAAAGTTAATACGGAAACCTGTAAGATGTATATTATTACCATGTCTAGCGTAGACATAAAATTCCCTAGTAGCTTTACGGTCATTAGGATTAATTAAAATTGTTTTTACAGTATCTTCATCTGCAAATTCACCTAAAGTAACTTCTTGAGAACCACTAATCCAATCTAATTTTATTTTTGCAGGCATATACTTTGCCCAACTAGATGAACTTGAAGGTTTTCTTGGTTGTATTCTTATACCTACTGGCATAAATGTAGGTTCAGAAGTTCCTACTGTATACTCAGCCCTAGATTTTGGGTTATCTAAAGAAGTACTCCAATTTTCGCTGCTGTTGCAAATCCATGCATGATTACCACCAATTTTTGTATTAGATGCACCTCTATAATCACTACTATAAGCTGCATTATTATTACTATTAGTAACACCTTCTTTTTCTTCTACTAAATACGGATGTACCTTTATATCTGGAAATACTTCTCCTGAACCTTTGTTTGCTAATAATGCATGTGCCCTTCCTTTAAAAGCATTATCCCATGTAAGTTTTTGATCTTGGTCTAACCAACCTTCTGTTCCACCTGAATAATTCCAAATAGTTCCTTTCCATCCTGATGTTTGTCCTGGAGCAGCCGGGATAGTACTTTCCCATTTCGTACCCAATGTAGGCATTACCGCTGTTGTTCCTCTATTACAAGGTTGTCTTACTATATTAACAGTATTGTAGTCAAAATTCTTAAAATTAGTATTAGTATGTACTTGTTGATCATATGTAGAACCATTAGATGATGCATTACTATTATACGTGTTGTCTATATAATCATTAAAGCCTGAAGCTAATTTTTTATAACCTTTATCTGGACCATAAATAGCATCATTACTACTTTGTGTCGCATCCCACCGACGATACATAAACATATAACCACCATCACTTGTACTAAAGGCTTCATTACCTTCATCTTCTGTACCATCATTTTTAGTTTGATGACATACACTCCATTTATGTTTCGTACCCCCTGATTCCTTCGACCACCATGCTGAATAACTAGGGTCAGTACCACAACCATAAAGCATTTTTTTAGACATTTCATCTTCTATAGGTTCTAAATAATCATCTCCAGTGGAATTCTTTCGGAGGACCCAAATATCTCCTTTTGGAATACCACCAGGACCGAAATCTGGCATTTCTCCTTTTTGTATTTCCCATGATTCTCCGTCTTTAGGACATTTTTTAGTAGTAGCTGCTGTTCCTGAACTATATTTTCCACCTAGGTCTTTTTCTCTTGTTTTAGCTTCATTAAATGTGAAACGGAAAAAAGGCTCACCTTGTAAAATTCCATCTCCTAACTTACAATTAACAACTCCTGACTTATCTCTTATATATCCAGCTTGTAATGATGGCCATGGACCTGATGATTGACCATCTGGATAAAATCTTATATATTTTGCTTCCACAGTGTGTTCGAAATAATGTTTTTCTTCTGAACTGTGTGATCCAGTGAAATCAAAACTACCACTACTATTTTTCATCTGTTTCCATGAATCACCATTACGACTAACGTACACTTTAAATTTTTTTACGTAATGACTAGAATCATAACCTTTAGTAACAACACCTTTAATAAGTTCTTTTCCACCAGTTTCAGTTTCCATTTGTAGCCACCCTGGATTACTTCTCCTATTATTTTTTGCTAACCATCCATAATCTCCGTCTAAACTTGCAGTTGTCCAATCACTTGTATTATATACACTACTCATTATGAATTTTCCTCTTTTATGTACATATGTACCAGGTTCTTTATCAGTGATATGAGATACAGCATTGCTATCACCTTGACTAGGTTTTACTATTTCTTCTGCGGCACTACCTGTTAGACCCGCTTCAGCTGAAGCTCTATCCTTATAAAATTTTCCGTCCCAATCGTAAACTGGTACACAATCTTCTTGTATTACTAGGGAATTTGCTTTCCAACAGTCTTCATTATTACATTCTTCATTATTTTTTTTCCTTGTTCTTATTTCTTCTATAATGTCAGCAACACCATCACAATTTTCATATTCGTTTTTACGTCTGTCATATCTAACGTCACCAAAATTTTCTTTTGTATGCCACAACCCAGTAGTAAGACCTCCGTATTTTTCAGGAGTAGTTTCGTCTCTTACTTTAGAACGATAAATAGTCCTAGTACCTGGACCTAAAATCCTAGATTCATTAGCTCTTGCTATTTCTGGATATTTTGGTAATGAACCATCTCTTACAAATTTTCTCTTAGCTTCTTCTTCTAACTCTTCAATTGTGTATTTCCCTCTACCTTTACCAGCTGCATTGTCAGCTGTAATGTAACATCTATCTTGATTACCTAAACTACCTGTTATTTCTATGTCATCGATCGGTAATTCTGGATTTAATCCTGCATCAATTGGACAATATTTAGTATATGAACCATCGGCTTTTTTCATATAAGGTTCTATCTTTCTATCATGTCCTCCGTCTATTTCTTCTGGTGGTCTTCCTCCAAATTCAGGGAAAACTGTAACTTTTCTTGTGAATCTTCTACCAGGCATTTCTTCCTCAAAAGCAATTGACAGACCTTCTTCTGATATACAATGTTGATCATATAATCCTTTATTAGGATTTTGTTCTTCTCCTTTTTGAAATTCCCACGTGTCAGCACCAGTTGTACCACTTGCATTACCTTTTTTATACAGCCAAATTTGATTTCTCCGTTTCTCAATATAATGAACTGTTTTTCCTAAAGTGTGTCCCATTTGTTTAACTTCTTTAACAGCCTCATTAATACCACCAGATGGCCAATTAATTTTACCACTACCAGTTACAGTAAGACCTACTTGTGTAGATCCTACTTTAACAATATTAATTTTTGGAAAAGTCCATTTACTATGTTTTTCTGTAATTGTTTTTACAGTTTCTCCAGTTCCTGTAATATAATCGAATTCCCAAGGCCCCCATACAGCATCTACTGGTTTTTCAGTTCCGTCTATGGAACATGGTTGTACTCTATCAGCCTTGTCTCCATCATAACATGCACCGCCTCCTACAGGTGGTTTTTTTGTAGGTACTCTAAATTTTTTAACAAAATTATTTTTTTCATAATATTTATTTTTAATAGAATCATACCACATTCCTGTACCTCCACTTGAGTTAGGCTTTGATGTGTCCCATTCTATATGTTTGTTAGGTCCTTCTACTCCGGGACATCTGTCATTAATTTGTACATGTTTACCATTGTTGGCGTAAACACAAGGAGATATACAACCTTCTGTATTACAATCTACCATTTCAAAAGGACATTTATTAGGATCATCTTTACAAGGACAATAAGGTGCATCACTTTTTGTTTTAACAACTTTTCTCATTTTTTGTAAACCTCCTCCACATTCCTTACTGCATTCTTTACCTTCAACCATTACTACTTGTGGATAATCGTCACTAAGGATACATTCATTACCACATTCTTCTCCTCCTCCCTTTACAAGTTTACCATTCTCTCCTACAATTGGATCAAGATTAGGTTCAAATGCATTTACAGAACATCCTTCCTCTATAATATCTTCTCCTTTAGTACAATTTTGTACATCATAATCATCTTTAGTAATATTATAAGTCACATTGTATTTTGATCTTGCTCCTTTATTATAATTATAACCTCCTTCTGCTCCACCACAATCTACGTTTTTAAATGTTCCATCTTTTTTAGGTAAAAGACATTTAGTAAAAGTTTTATTTTGTCCATTGATAATCATACTTCCTGTGTAATCTACTATACCTTCATTATAAGGTCCTTTACTCTTAATAGCACAATCAGGACATGGGTCTTTATTACAATCAACTGTAATATCGTACTCTTCTCCTTCTACTTTTCCTTCTTCGTCAAGTTCGCACGAACCCCTATCACCATATTCTCCTTGAGAAGCTTCTAAATATTTAATTTTATAAGTTTTTTCCCCAGGACCATCCCCTGAATCACAAGGTTTACTACATTTAGCCTCCCCAAAACTTTGCATATTAACTTGTAATGCACAATCTTTTTTACATATTAAACCTGAATCACATTCAAATTCTTTTGAAGGTACGTCACCACTACATGGCTGTAAAGATGGGAAATCAGGATTTGATTTTCTAACAATACTTTTCTCTCTTATTTCAGTTCCAAGACCACAAGAGACATTGCAATCTTCTTTTGTATTAGGATAATCATCTGAATAAATACAACGATTGTTTAATTTAATTCTATCTTTAACAGTTGATAAAATTTGACAAGTTGTTATACTTCTTTCTTCAGGCCATTGATTAACTTGACTTTTTAACCATGGAAAATTTTTAGTATCTATTAATACTTTTAATTCTTCTTGAGTAGGCCATTTACCATTACCATAATTTTTACTTAAAATTTTTTTTGTTATTTTATATTCTTCCTCACATTCTATTGCTAATTCTTCTACTACGGCAAGAGTAGTTTCACTTATCAATTGTGCTAATTCTTCATCTGACATCTTGGGATTTCTCTTTAATTCATCTTTTACAATAATTTTAACTCTTTCGTCAAGTTCTTTAGGTGTCCTATCTGTAAATAGACTTATAGGACTAAAAGGACTCGTTTTTTTCTTTTTCTTTTTTTTCTTTTTAATTTTCTTTTTAATTTTAGTTTTTAATATTACCTTTTCTTCTTCTGATATATCAGGATTTTTTTGTATTTCTTCTTGTAATTTCTTTTCTGTTTCTTCTAGTTCTCTCTTATTTAGTTCTATCTTATCTAGTTCTTCAGATTCTTCAGATTCTTCGTCACAATAACCCCAACCATCTCCAGAAGATGGGTCGTTATTCATTTTTGAATTATCGTCTTTATAAACATAATTGTCTTCATTACATAAACAATTACCGTCTTCTAATGCAGTCGAATCAATAGGACATAAAGGTACACATTCTCCTTTATAACAAATGTTACCTCTTAAATCATTTGGTCCAGGTGTACACTTAGGTACACATTTTGGAGAAAGAGGAGGACCTTTGTTTATAATTTTATCAATTGCATTACCCATACTTATTTTAATACAATATTATTTTTTTCAAATAATTTTGTAATAAAATTTAAATATATATTTAAGTTTAAAATATAAAATTATCAATAAATTTTTTTTTCAAATGTCTATTAACTTGTTCATTTACCGTTAGAGGAACATCTTCAAAACCTTCTATATTTATAGGTCCAGGAGTACCAGTAGGCGTAGGGATATTTATAGGACCAGGAGTACCAGTAGGTGAAGGAAAATCTTTCCTTAAGTCGCTAAATATATTAGCTATTTGAGGATCTTCTAACAATTCTTGAGTTTTATCTTCTTGAATTGTGTCTTCTTGAATTGTGTTTTCTTGAATTGTCTCATAAATATCTGCAGGAGACATTTTTGATACAACATCTTCTTTTCCTTCTAAATCATCCATTACTTTTACATTTAAATTAGGGAATTTTTGTATAAGATATTTTTTTAATTCTCCGTCATTCATAGCTATAACATCTTGTGGATCTATACCTTTTGTTACATTTCCCATTCTTAATTGTGTTATAGTATATTCAACACTATTTTTATCAGTAACACTAGTCTTAACATTAAGACTGTGAGGATTAGTCATTTGTTTTATAATATGATGGTTAATGGTAGTTGACACATTTCGTTTTGCTGTATCAATCCCTTTATTAATATTGTCCTCCATATTATTAACTCCTTTGTTAATATCCTTAGCTATTTTTGCAAAAACGTTCATTAATAATACAAAATAAATTTTTTTCATAAAAATTCCAAATAAACACATTTGTCCGAATAATGTTTATCTCCACAAACAGAACAATCTTTCAATGAATCATCTTTAGTGTTTATAATATTTATTTTTACATTATTTATTTTTTTATTATTCTTTAATTCATTCTTACCATGAGCATAAAAACAATGTTCTCTTGTACAATTACCTTGTAAAAATCTTCTACAAAGTTTACTTTTATAAAGTTTACACTCTTTAAAGTGGTGTTCACCTTTACATATAAAACATTTCATACTATTTAAAAATAAATATATATTTTTATATATGAATACAATTTATGAAGTAGCTGATTATCTAGTTAATATTTCTGATTACAAAACAGAACATATTAAAGAATTGTTCAAATTTAACGATAAAGTTCAAATTGTTAAATTACTAACCCATCAAAAAATATGGAAAAAGATTATTGATAATGAAGAAGAAACTATAAATATAGTAATAGAACCAGGTTTTTCATTGAAAGAAGAACCTACTGATTTACCCAATGGAATTTGTCTTTTAGATAAACAAAATATTGATTGTAATAAAAAATGGAATCTTCTACCGATAGACACTATTCAACCTTATTATAATTTACAAAACTATACCATAACTCGTTTACAAGCAATTGAACTTCTTAAAATATCTACTTTTGAAAATTCAATCGAAACAATATTTCAAAAAACATTTGATATATACTACTCCAACTTTGATTATATTAATGGGACATTCTCAAATAAATTATATATAAATAAATGTTTATCACTTTTTGATATACTTAAAGAAAATGACGTACCAAGAAATTTGTACTATAACTTCTCTTCTAAACTAAATGAGTTATTATTAGATGAAATTAAAATAGAAAAATCTAGGGGAGACAATGGAGAAATTGTATGTCGTTTACCATTACCAGAAACAAAAAGTGACGAAGAATTACCTTATGTTTCTATAGTAACTCCTACTTATAACCGTAGTGAATTTTGGGACCTAATGTATTCAAATTTTAAAAGAACAGATTATCCAAAAGACCGTTTAGAATGGATTATTGTTGATGATAGTCCTATGAAGACAAGATTAAAACCATTTGTGGTAGATGATCCAAGAATAAAATATTATTATATAAAAACAAAAAAGAGACTGAGTATAGGTAAAAAAAGAAATTTATGTGCACAATACGCTTCTTATAAATACATTGTACATATGGATGATGATGACTATTATGAAAGTTATAGCGTTCTTTCTAGGGTAAAATCATTAATATTTCAAAATAAAAGATGTATAGGTTCTACTGAATTAGTTTGTTATGACCTGCTCAATAGTGTAGAATGTTATGCTTATGATGAAAGTATTGAAGGAGGACCAGGAACAATGTCTGAAGCTAGTATGGCTTATACTAAAGACTTTTGGGAAGAAGGAAAGTTTAATACTAGTGTATCAAGTGCTGAGTCAGTAAGTTTCATTAGAGGAAGAGAACCAGAAGTAACTGTTCTTAATGGACCTTTTATAGTTGTAGGACTGACTCATGGTAAGAATACAGTTGTTAGACAAAAACAAATTGTTCAAAATCTTAAAGAACCATTTTTGGACAGGATACCTTTAAAAGTTTCTAATATTCTTAAAAATATTACAATAAAATTCCTTAGAAATAAAAAAGGTTTTGAAGAAATTTTACAAATGACAACAAGATTAGAACAGAGTAAACCTAATAGGTTTGAAAAGGTTTATAATAAAACAAAAAAAGAAGTAAGAATGCATCCTTTTTTTAGACAAAGGATTCATCCTAAAATGGGGAAGAAAAGAATGGAAAAATTAGCTATACTCTACCATCCAAATAATAAACATTCTTTTTATTCAGATGATGAAAAAATATTTAAAATAGTATGGAAAAAAAGTGTATGTGAAAATAAAACATTTCATCATAAACCTGAAGTAAATTTTCTTATAGATTTTGTGCATGAAATGTCAAAAGAAAGAGAAGTTATAGTTTATTGTCCATGTGAAGGAAGTATTAAAATTTCAAAGAACCTGATGTTTTTACCATGGTATTATTTTAATGTTTACAGAGAATATAGCGATTTTATATCTTGGAATTACTATCACTTTGAAACTTATAAACTTAAAATTCATAACCCAATACTTTTCTTAACAGATAAAACATTTCCTAACCATGCAAGTTTTAAGTCTTTTAATAAAGTAATTCTTAATAATGAAGAATTTGAATGGGAAATTAAATGTCATTTATCAGATTTTAGTGATTACACTGAAACAATAGAATATGGTGTTAAATCACATTATTTTCATAAGAACAAAGATGATTGTGTTTGTATAACAAGTGATTTAGATGAATTAAAACTTATGGTAAGAATTTTTAAATTTTTACAAAATGAATATCCAGAAAAAAAATTAATTTGGATAGGAAATATTGACAGTAAAGAGATAATAAAATTAAAGAAACTTTACAATTTTAGAGATATTAATAATATGGATAAAAAAAATGTATACAATGTAATAGCTATGTCTTATTATTTATTAGTACCAAAAACTAATGGTATTTGGGAAACTTTAATAGGTATTTCTCATGGTTGTAGAGTTTTAACACTTTCAAAAATAAAACCATTTGATACTAATTTTTTTACTCTTAAAGAAAATGAAACTATTTATAATTTAGAAAAATATAAAGAATGGGTAGAAGATATAAGAAGTGAATGGAATTGTAAAACAGAATTAAATTATAAAAAACAAATTCATAAAATAATACAAACTAATTCTTTGAGAAATACAATAAATAAGTGGAAATCAGTGTGTTAAAAAAAATAAAAAAAAATAATTTTATTTAATAATGAAAACAGTAACAGTTGCTACTGATTGTATTCAGGCATTAGAAAATTGGGAACATTCGGTTAAAGAAAATAAACATGATTATAAAATATTAGGAATAGGTCAAAAATGGAGAGGATGGTCTTGGAGAAGTATGTTGTTGAGTAATTATTTTTCTGATTTAAACCCGGATACATTAATTTGTATTACTGATGCTTATGATGCATTAATTTTAGATACTCCTGAAAAATTTATTGAACTTTATAATAAAATAGGTAGTGAATTAATTATAGGTGTAGAACATATTAGCGATGAGTCAGAAAATTATATTTTAGAAAGTATCGGTTTGAAAAAACCACCATCTAGTGCAGGAGAAGTTGTTCCTGGGTATTATATTAATGGAGGAGGTATTCTAGGGAAGGCAGGTGTTTTGTCAAAAGCTTATAAATTTATAGCAGATTATGATGATGATCAAATAGGATGGAAAAAATTTTTAGAAAAAAATGAAGATATAACAGTTCATTTTGATATAAAGTGTAATTTTATACTTAATTTAGTCCCTATACCTCAACATGCTAATACTACTTTTAAAATAGGAATAGAATTTTTAAAATATTCATTAAGGCCAAGTTTAGTATACGATAAAATAGAAATATCAGGAGGTAAAATATATCATATTAAAAATAATTCATACCCTCTGATAATTCATTTACCAGGATGCAATTACGATAAAAACGCAAGATATAATGAGATTATAAAAAAATTATATAATGACGATTATAGATTAGTTGAAGGATTTACAAAATTTACTTATGCTAACACTGTACGAAGTTGGATGTTAATACTTTTAGTATTAACTGTGTACGCAGTTAAGAAAAATTAAACTTGTGCATCGTCTTCATTACGTTTTTCTTCATCATCATTCTTTTCTTTATTGTTATTAATTTCAGGAATTTCAAAATTAGTTATAGATTCTCTTGAATTATGTGAAGTATCTGAATTGGTATCTGAATCATCATGATTATTCTTTTTAAAACATTTACAACAACTAAATAAAGCAAAAAAGCTTGTTATTTTATCACATAATGATTCTTGTCTAGTTATTTCAGATAAACAATTTATAGGTAGATATTGTTTATCATCTATTTTTTGTTTTGCTATATCTTCGCAAAATTTTTTATATTCGTGTAGAGCAATTTTATTATTTGCTTCAAAATAGGATTGGGTTTTACTATGTTGAATAGAAATCACATGAAGTTTTTTTATTTGTTCAACTAAAGATTTATATTTTATATTGGAATATATTTCTTGAAAGCATAATTGATACTTTTTATAAATATCTTCAACATATTTTTTATGGAGTTGTTGTAAATCTTCAGGTTTTTTACAAAATTTTGCTTTCTCTTTTAAATCTTCTAATTCACTAATGATTATAGCATTCTTTTCAACACATCTGTTAATAGCTTCCATTTTTTCTTGATACTTATAAAATTTGAGTATACTAGCTAAAAAAGTAAGGAAAGTTGAAAGAATAATAGGACTCACGTCAAAACCTTTACGAATATAATAATTTTCACTGTCTACAGTTCTAAATATATTTTTCCATGCTTCCAAAACAGTTAAAAGACTACCTATGAAAATAATAAAAATGTTAACTCCGTCAAAATATTTACGGTAAGTATCACATCTAAGGTCTAGTACATTTGAATTAATTACAAGTTTTATTTTTCTTTTCTTTATAAGATTAACAAATTTTTCTTTACTTTCTTCCAGTGGGTCTTTTAGATCAGATAAACTCATTACACTATTCATTTTTTTCAATTTCATATAATGAAATACATTATTAAAAAATACATATTTAAACTAACTCATATGTATTTTTTTTTAATTTATTATACTGTTCTACGATAATTTGTCTGTTATTTTTTAATTTTTTAATTTTTTCTTTGTCTTTACTTTTAGCTATTTCTTTATCATATTCTGTTATTCTAGTTTTATAAAGATTAATTAAAACATCCATTCTTTAACGTTTATTAATAAAATTTTTCTAAAAAAATATATTTTATATATATAATTAGAATGCAAACTTCAAAAGACTTTACAGAAGAAATAATGAACTTCCCAGCAGCAGGTTTTGCAGTAGCATCATTCGTAAATCCAGATCTTCCGCAACCAGCAACAACAACAAATCCAATATTTACTCCTGACCCAAGTTCCCCAACTCCTAGCTCAGTTGAAAGTAATTCATTCGAAGATAATATTTTTCCAATACCAATAATAACTCCTTCTCCTACAGAAATGCCTGAACAAGATTTTTCACCTGATAATTTATTGGGGATAGGTACAAAAGATATTTATTTCCCAACATTAAGTCCTTCTAATACTCCTTCACCTTCTCTTCCTCCTTTTATTTTACCTAATAAAGATACATTTATTGATATAGTTAAAAAGAAAGATGGTGAATTAATATGTTTTAAAGTATGTACATTAATATTTGCATTAATAATTGGTTGCATAGTAACATATTTAATATTCTTTAATGGTAAATCTTTACCAAAACCAGAAGTACAAGAATTCAGAACATCAGGATTTGGTTCTACATTTGACAGCATTATTGATGATTTAATTCTAAACAATTAAAAATGTTTCATACTAATAATGACAATATTATTAATAATAATATTACTATTATTGGTATTTTTATGTAAAAGGAAAAAAGAAAATTTCCAAGAATCTTTAGTACATTATCCTATATACTGGATTAATTTAGAACGTTCTAAAGATAGAAAGATTTGGATAGAAAAAAATTTTAAAAAAATGGGAATAACAAAACATACTAGGATACCAGCGGTAGATGGTAACAAATTAAGGAAGTATAATTTAAATATACCACAAGAATATTATAACACACATAGTAATAATGAAATAGCATGTACTGCTTCGCATTTGAAGTGTATTGAAAAAGCTTATTATAATAAAAACAATATAACAATTATTTGTGAAGATGACGTATGTTTTTCATTATTAAAGGCAATAGGTAAATCTTTAAATGAAATTATAAGTAAATGCCCTAGAGATTGGGAAATAATACAATTAGGTCAAAGTAACCCTGATCAAATGAAACTACTTTTAAAAGAAAAAAGAGAGTACGTCAACTGGGAGCAAAAATATTGGGGAGCATTCTGTTATATTATAAATAAAAAAGGTGTTAATAAAATTTATAATTCTTGTTTTGTTAATAATGATATTAATATAAAAAAAGGATATAGACATAGAATAGTAGCTGACGAATTGTTTTATAATATTTGTAAAACTTATACACTTACTAAACCAGTAATAACTTTCAGAACATTAGGTTCAACTTTACACAAATCTCATGAAAATTGGCATGAAGATGGTAAAAAATCTTTAATGAAATATTATAATGTTAAGAATCTCTGCTAAGTAAATAAAGAACAAAAGTAAACCCAAGACATGTTAAACCTGTCATAACAGTTTGAGATATACAACGCATACTTTCCCTTGTTATTGTTAATCTTTCCATTATGTCTTCTTCTTCTTCTGTATTACTATTAGAAGTTTCCATATTATTTAATATTGGAGTTCTAATAGTAATATTCATACATTCTATATTTTCTCTACATGTTGGACATTTACTATTAGAGTCTTTAGTATTCAACCAATCTTGAATACAACCGACGTGATACCTTTTACCGCAATTGTCACATCCCCATATTTTAGAATCTTCTTTTTCTATTCTTTCTAAACATATACAACATTCTTCTCCAGGTGAAGGAGTTCTAGGTACGTTCATTACTAAATACTTTAATTTTCTTTTACATATTTTTACGATAATAAAATATTTTATTATAACAATGCAGTATAGTTATAATAAAACATTTTTTGAGTATTATGAATACATACTAGACATACTTAATATATGTCTTACTGATATAGTACTAGAATGTTTTCCATGTATTGATAAAAGGTTAGAAAATAAACCTAAAGTTATTTTAAAACCTAGTAATTTTGAAAGATATTATGATAGTGAAGATTCTTTAGACAAAGAATACGATTTAGTTTAAAAAAAATATTGTTATTGTTTAATATGGGAGGAAATATATCTAGAAAAGAAGAATTTAAATTTGGAAGTTACCAACATGGTACAAGACCAGGATATCATGTAACTTCAGATAAAGTTTTTTATACCGGAAGGGTATTAAAAGATGTCGACCCAAAAAATTTTACAAAATTAGGAGCTGGATGGGCTAAAACTGACCACAAATTATTTTATAAAGGTAAACATTTAAAAGGAGCTGACCCAAACACATTTAAATTTCTTGAAACAGGTTACGTCATTGATGATAAAGTAAAAAAATGTTTTCCAAAAGGAGTTAAAAGTAAAGTTTATAGAGCTTTGTATAATAGTAAATAAGCATCTTTTATAGGTATATCTTTTTCATCTACTCTTTCTATTGTTTCATCGTTAATATGATACCATCTATTGTAATAATTTATCATACATGTATAATGACCAAAAAAACATCTATTACCATGGTGATAAATTATGCCTTTTAAACAATACTTCTCTTTATCTTCACTTGTATCTGTTAATATTTTTAATTTATTCAATGGAAATTTAATATCAATATTAATTTTTTCCATATTTGAGTTAAATTTTTTAAAATGTATTAATAGATATTTTGGTATTTTCCAAAGGCTTATTTTCTTTAAATGGTGTGTTTTTGCTTTACACTTTTCACAAAATATTTTATTGTCCCCATTCATTCTCTCAGTACTGCAAAAATTTTTAATACAATCATATAAATTATAACCTTCTTTTACAGGTAAACTGAGGTCTCTAAATATTTCGAAATTATTCTTTTCTTTCCAACATATTTGACAAGTCAGTCTAGATCTAATTTGTCCTTGTAAATATTTTGTTATTATTGATTCTCCTTCTTTATTAAGATCTTCATACCATTTTTTAGCTGCATATATTATAATTTTTCTAACTGGGTATCCTATTATGGTTTTTTCATTATTATTAATATTATAATTTATCCCTTTAGAATTACCAGTGTGTACATGATGAAGAATTATATTAAGTATTTCATGTACATCTTGTTGTTGATCTCCTTTATATATACTGTGACAAGATACTATGCTTTTTTTTAAAGCTGTTATATCTAATATACTTTCATTATCTATTATATTATTACCAGTATCATACATTTCTTCATATGTGTCAAGAAAATTTTTATAAACTTGATCATCATTGTAATTTATACTTTGCAATTCAGGTATGTTACAAAGTAGTTGAACAACGCTATTTAAATAACAATTGTTTGATGAATTTTGAATTCCAATAATTTTTTTATTATTGGGTTCCATAATAATTATGATTATATTTTTTTAAGCTAAGTTTTTTTTATTAATAATAATTAAATGGAAGGATTCTTAATGAAAAATCATCAAAATATACTTATAAAACTTTTATTAATAAATTTAATAATTTTTATCGTTTTACTTTTAGACAGGAAATAAAATATGACGTATTATTAGTAATGATTAGTATAGGTATTGTTATAACAGACCCTAGAAGTGAAAGAAAAAAACAAGAATTAGTTGTTTATTCTAGGAGAAGACCTTGGTGTAAAAATGTTCAACTTAAATACATGGTTAATAGAAAAGGTGTACTTTCTATACCAGGTGATATCGCTATAGGGTATTACATTATGCATAAATACAAAAATGTTAAAGTAGATTTTATCAGACCATCTGAAATAAGTGTTAGGAGATTTCATTCTAACGATCTGGTTTTTATTATTATTTATGATCTTCTTGAAAGTTTTCACACAGATCGTATAAATTTTGAAAATTTTAAAAGAACATTAAAAAATTGTAGAAATGTTTATCCAGATTATAGATATCAGAAAATGATAAATAATAAATGTTCTTACTATAAATTCTTAGAAAAAGAAAAAGTTAACGTGGTTCCAACATTTTGCGTATCTTCTGAAACAAGTTCAAAAGAAGGATTAAAAAAAGTAGTAGATAAACTTTTTGAAAAGGTTAAATATAATGGATGGAAAAAATTTATCGCAAAACCTGTTTATGGTCAAGAATCATCTGATTTTAGAAAATTTACTCCTAGTAACACACTATCAGTTAAAAAATATCTTACGAATGCATTTAAAAAATACCCTGGTATTATATTTCAAGAATACATTGAAGGTTTTGATAAAGAAAACCCAGAATATAGAATGTATTTTGTAGGAAACAAGTACGTGTATACTATCATAACAACTGCTACTATAGTTGATAGACCAAAAGCTGAAAAAGGAAATTTCAAAGAAAACAATTTAAAAAGATATAAAACATTTTCTAGGAAAGTTCTTAAAAAATTACCAGATGTTATAGTTGACGGTGTTAAATTACCTAGACTTTTAACTAGGATTGATGTATCATGTTGCTTAGAAGGACCTAAAAGTATTTTTGTAAATGAATTGGAATTTGTTCCTTCTTTGTATATAGAAGAAAATACTCCAGGGAACCCAATAGATAAACTATTAGGTGATAAAATAGTTTCAATTACAAAATTATTCAAAAAAAAACTATAAAATCTTGTATAAAAATTTTTTAATGTTTTTCGCCCTAGAAAAAGCATTAGGATGTTTTGTATATTTATCAATAACTTTAGGTGAAACGTAAGAATTTTTTGACGTACTTCTATTATGCCCTAATTTTTCAGCAGTTTTATTAAGAGAAATCGTAATATTTTTTTTTGTTTGAGTTTTATTTAAAGGAATAGGTAAATTCTTTATGTATCTTATAAAATACATGTTTGATGCAAGAGTTCTAAAATCTTTACAAGTAAAGTCTTTACCAGTTTTATTCTGAAGATATTCATTCATGTCATTTGACGTAACGATTTTTACAACATTTTCTTCTTTATATTTAAACAGTTCTTTTCCAGATATTCTTTTTAATTTTTTAAGAAATTTTTTTAAATGATTATCTCTTACTGGGATTGAATGTTTAATACCACTTTTACCTTTAAAATTAAAAACATAATCCTTATTAAGATGTCTTTTAAGCATAGTAGTTAATCCATAACTTCCGTTATCAAGACAGTATTTTTTATTACCTACTCTTATATTTGTTTTCATCATAATTAAAAACATATTAGCTATTACACAATTTTTACTACTATTAGATAATTTTGTGTCTTCCTTTACTTTTTTTTTAAGAGTAGACTGAGATTTTATAAACTTTTTAAGACGACGGTATTTTGAACGTTTTCCTTTTTCTATAAAAGATGGATGATATTTATACTGTTTTCTATTTTTATTATCAAAAGAAATAGCTTGAACTTTATTTTTACTTTCCTTAGATAACCATACTTTCTTATAAGCAGGAGGAATGCCTAATTTTTTTATTTTATTTTCTATATTATCTGATACAGTTTTATTATTATAAGAATGTTTGTATTTTTTCCCTTTTTTATAAATATCATAATAATCGTTCATTCTATATATATAATTCATATTAATCATGTATATTTAACGATCTTATTTTCTTGTTACTTATTAATGGAAACTAATGTAAAAAATGAAGGAGAATACCTTCAAGTGTGTAACGATTTAAAAAAGCAGTATGATGACATCAGACATGAGTATGAAGAGAAGTTAAAAAAAAAAGATGATAAAATACAATTCTTAAGAGATAAATATGATAAAGATATACTTATCAAACAAAAAAGGATTTCAATTTTAAATCAAAAAGTTAAATCAACTTCTACTGAAATGCATTTTTATAAAAATTGTTACGATGAGTCTTTGAGGTTTATGAATAAATTTTTTTTATTTCTTAATAAATCTCTTCCCGACACTCATTCAATACTTTTTACAGATAACAAAGATACAAATTTTATTAATTTTCAAGTAGATTTAGAAGATGAAGTTAGAGGAATTAGAGTTAAAATAGATGATTTTACTAATTTTTACAGTGAAATACCAAAATTAAGAACATGGTTTGAAAGTATTATTTAAAAAAAAGAAAACTAAATAAACATGGACGAAGAAGAAATACACCCCCAAGTTAAAAAATTATTAGCTTTACCACAATACGAACAAAGATCACCAGAATGGTTTGAACAAAGAACAAAAGTCCTTACAGCTAGTCTAATAGATACAGTTTTAGGAAGGAGTAAATACCAAACTGCAGAAGAAGTTCTTTTTGCTAAATGTGGTATTAAAAGACCATTTTTGAGTAATGAAGCCACTAGGCACGGACAAAAATACGAAGATGAAGCAATTGCTCATTATTGTCAACGATTTAATAAAAAAAATTTAAGTTTCGGTTTACTTCCTCATCCAACTATTCCTTTCCTAGCGGGTTCCCCTGATGATATAACATACGATGGAATAGTAATAGAAGTAAAATGCCCTTTAAGAAGAAAAATTGTTATGGGAGAAATACCTCATCATTATCTTTCTCAAATACTATTCAATATGGAGATTTGTAACCTAGACAAAGGTGTGTTCATAGAATACAGACCTGCATGGATGAATGATAACGATGAAATAACACTAAATGTTATACATTTAGATAGAGACAGAGAATGGTTTAAACGTGTTTATCCTAAATTAGAATCTTTTTGGAAAGATGTATGTTTTTATAGAGATGTAGGTATATCTTATCATCCGCAATTTGAATATTGGAATCATAAATACGGAGAAAAAAAAAGCATAGATATAGGACCTCCTATGAAAAAAACTTGTTTATTCGTCGAGGAAGAAGATAGTGATTAATTTTTTTTTCTTTTAACTTTGCGTTTCTTTTTAACTTTGCGTTTCTTTTTAACTTTGCGTTTCTTTTTAATAGGTTTTCCGAAACTGCTAGCTTTTGGTTTAATAGTTTTTAAATGTACAGGAACTTCTTTTTTTGAAGAAGTAGGACCATAAGGATGAAAAAATGAATAATACATTATTTATTACAAATATTTTTATTAATAAAAAAATATTGGTTATTATTAAATGTATATTAAAAATATTGGTAAAGTACCTTTAATGACAATTAAAGATAAAAGAAGTATCTTTAATCAAGTTACAAAAGAAAAATCTAAGAGAGTAGTTAGGAAAAATGTTTCACAAAAGATTAAAAATATGGCAAAAAAACATGGTATCACTATTACTTTTAAAAGAAACAATAAAAGACTTTATAAAAGTGAAGCCCAAATAAAAAAACAGATAGAACTTAAGAAAAAAAGAGTTAAGAAAAAAGTAGTTAAAAGAAAGAGAAAGAGAAAAATGAAAAAAAGAAGAAAATAAAGATTTTAAATATTTTGTACAATAATTATTAATTATCGTAAAAATTATTTAAGTATTTAGATTATATCTATAGAACCTGAACCTCCTACAGTTGGTCTAAAAGCTACTGAAAAGAAATGAATAACGAATGTTAAAGTTACCATAGACCAACAAAAAGTTTTTCTATATTGTCTATTAAAGAAATGTTCTTTAGTGTCCTTATCATTTGAACCAGGTGGTAAGAAAGGATTTAATAAATCTTTTGATGGGTACAATAAACCAGCTATTTCATTTATTATTATAAACGTCATAGGTAAGAATACACATAAAGAAAATAAAATTTTACCTACATGACTAGTATCAGGAGGACAACTACAATCAAAACCTATAATATAACCAAAAGCTAATGGTATTGTAACAGCCATTAATAACATTTCAGATATCAATACAGCTTCTTTGTTTATTTTTGCTGTTTTAGCGTCAGATGTTTCTATGTTTGCAAAGCCGTCTACTGAGTCTCCTCCTGAGTCTCCTCCTGATCCTGAGTCTCCTCCTGATCCTGAGTCTCCTCCTGATCCTGAGTCTCCTCCTGATCCTG